CTATTAAACTTTTGTTATTTTCATTTTGTGATTGTATTTGTGTATTAGTAACTTTATTTAATTCATTTGAGTTCAGTAAGGTTTCTTTATTTGAATTTTCAAGGATATTTAATTTTTCAGCAACAGTGTCATTACTTTGAGTTAAAATTTTTGTTATTTCAGGTAAAGTTTGTATCTCTAAAGGTTGTACTTTATCATTTAAGTAATTAATTATTGATTTTTCTTCGTTTTTTACAATTTTAATATTTTCTACAACTTCGTTAGGTTTCAATTCACCTTTATTTTCTTTTTCATTACTCATAATATTTGAAATACTACTTGTAATTTCATTTATATTTACATTTTCATTTTTAAATTTATCAATTACCGGTTCTAATGACAATGTAAACTCTTCAAGTTGGGTTTTTATATTTAGTATCTTAGTATCTTCTACCAATTCCCCTGCCGGTTTTGTACTAATTATTTCTTTCGTGTTTTCCATATCTTTAGAAATTCCTTGCTGTGTATCTAAAAATTTTTGAAAAAATTCGGTGGTAAAGTCTTTTACAGGTTGTATCAATTGTAAAATAGTTTTTTCTTCACCAGTCTCTTTGGATATAAATGTTCCAGTTTCAGTTTGTGTGTAGTTTTCTCGAATTACCTGTATTTGTTTTTCAGCCATTTCTCTAAAAGTTTCTTTTAGATTTTCGGCATCTACTTTTTGTGTTTGTAGGTATTCTTCAAAATTTTGATTTAGAACTGAGAGGTTATTTGATTCATTAAATGTTTGGTTGGTAGTTGGGGCACCTTCTACTTTTGACTCAGTTTTTTCACTATAATATTTTACACTTTCTCTTAATGAAGATTCATTGGTTATATTAGAATTTTGAGATAATCCTACCATTGTCTCCATTAAGGAAACTAAATTAATTGTTTGTTCTAATTGAGAGAGTGAAACGTCAAAAAGTTTGTTTTGATTTTCAGTATTTTCCGATTCTATTTCTTTTGGTTCGGCAACTGCATTTTCTATTTTTTTTGTATTATCAGTCTTATCGCCATACATAGTGACTTTCAGCGTACCAGGGTTTTCAAAATATTTTAAAGCATCTAATAATCCTTGAGAAAAATCAGTACCTAAACTAGCATCAAGTTTAATACCTAATTTACCAATGTCTTTGAAATAACCTTTGACTATTTCCCCTGTCTGTGTTAGTACAGATTTACCAAATTCTTTCATTGATGATAAAGCATCTGCCATTCCGTCTTTTAAATTACCCTGTGATAATAACTCTGAAGCGTTCTTCATGTTATTACCTGCCGCTTGTAAATCTTTCAAAAACTGAGGGTCTTGGTATCCTTGGGTAACTGTTTCATTAAGTTTTTTGTTAATTGCAACCTGGGCGTCCAACAACTGTGTTGCGTACTCACTTCCCCCAATTCCCAAAGATAAAGCCTTTGCAGTCGCCTCGTTAGATGCTTCTATTTTTTTCAGGTGACTCAATTGTGCGTCAGCCCTTTCCAACATTTTTTCTTCAGCTGTTTTACCGGCATCTTCTTCTTGTTGTTGTAAAAAGTTCTTTAACCCTTCTTCATCGTCAGCATATCTTTGTATAAATTCATTTAAATCTTCATCAACACCAGCCTCGTTTTTGATTGTATACTTACCTTCTTTATTCATTGTTGCTAAATTAGCAACGAGTTCTCTTGTATCTTCCTCAACATCTAAACCAGAAAAGTCAATTTCTGACATTTTTCTATCTAAATCAGCAGCCCCTAAAGCCATTTTTTCAATTTCTTTAAGAGGGATTCCTAACTCTTGTGATAGTTGTCTTAAATCTCTTCTAGCCGAAGGCATAATTTGGAACTTCTTGGTTTCTTCATCAAAGAAAGTATAAGTTTTGAATAACTCCCCTAATTGATTTTGAAGTTCTCCGACATCATTTTGTGCAAGGTCCATCAATCTTAAAGGGTCAATTAAGGAAGTTGTGGTCGCCCCTAATCTTTGTAAAGACGAAGCCAATTCAATTGCCTTTTCAGGTGATAACAAATCTTCGGCAAGTTCAAAGACTTCACCCATATCAAATCTCAACACTTGAGCCTTTGCTGCCATTCTTGCCAATCCATCAATCCCCCCTTGGAATCCAAATCTATTCATTTGGTCCATGTTTTCAACAACCTTTTCAGTTACAGCTTTTGCATTAACTCCTAACGAATTTGCCCTGCTAACCACCGCCTCCATGTCAGTCGCAATTTGGTCGATGTTACCCCCCACGTCTAACAAAGAAGTTGCTAATTCCTTTACTGATTGTCCCGTTACTTTTGAGGTTGCAAATAATGTCTCATATTGTTCTTTAGAAAGAGTTGAGTTTCTACCCAATACTTCCAAAGTTTCACTTTGTATTGCAAGAGCTTCTTTTTCGGAACCTCCCATTTTGATAATTTCTAAAGAAGCTTCTGCGAAATTCTTTTTAATACCAGCAGCCAGGTTTTCACCTTGGCCCATCGTATTAATAATGGATTGCATCGCATTGTCGACCAACACGATAGAAGAATCTATTTGATTTGCAACATTTGATAAATCTGTGTAAAATTGTATACCCTGCCTAGCAATTGGCATAGTAGGGTCCATTAACTGAGGTATTATATTTTTAGCATCTCCCGAACCTATACCTGTACTAATCCTGTCAGCCGGTCCCTGTTCACCAGAAGTATCAACCTCATTATCTTGCCAAAGTAACATAGTTTTCTTTTAATTAATAAATAACTTACTAACTTGTTTTTGGAGTATTGTACTCAATAATTTTGTCTATAAGATATCTTCTTTGATATATAGGAATTTTAAGAAAATCAGAATACGACGTATGTAAATACTTACCCATTAGGTAGTATTGGTCTAACACTGATGCCAAATATTTAGAAGAAAGGACGAAAAAACTCAGCCCCAAAAGCAACTCTCACGTTAACTTTTTTTCCTGATGGGGCTGTAATTTCTCTATTCAAGTTGATTCTAGGTTCGTTATTTTTCAAAAAGTTAGAAATATATTTAGAATCCATAATAGGCATCTGTTCGATAAATTTAACTATTTCACCCTTATCTTTACTACCATTAAGTTCAACAATTTGTCTTGATAATCTCCAAGTTGCCTTAGGAGCAATCATATTTGCAGGATACTCATCCGCCATCTTTTCTAACTCAGTACTCTCTCCGTAAGTAAGAGGTTTTAATTTTACAACCGCAGAAGATTTTGGAAGTTTAGCTTCATATAAACCATTTTCATCCGGTTCTGTTTCAGGAGTCTTGAAAGTTAATTCTTCAAGTAGAATACTTCTTTCAAATTTATTTCCTGTTTCAGGGTCAACTAAACTAAAATTATATTCTGAACCAAAAGACGTGTTTCTTAAAAAGATAAGAATTGCCTCAATATCACCCTCGAGCATGTCATTTGGGTTCATATCAGGTTCATATAGTTTACTTCTAACTAACCTTTGTATCATTTGTTCTCCTGAAATTTTACCTACATTAGCTAATAAATTTTCATCAGAAGCTGTCAAATATCCAACTTTAACACTCTTTTTTTTATTCTTATAATATTTTCCTTGACTTGGTAATGTTACTATATCGTGAGGTAGGTTAAAGTTTTCTTGTCCCGCAAATTGTTCGTTCATAATTTTTTTTTATAAAAAAAAATCCGCACAAAGTACGGATTTGTAAATAGTAATATATAAATATATTTTCGAAATTTTAATAAACCAAAACGCAATAGTCAGGACGTAGAGTTGCTTGGATTTTAGCAAGTCCGTCTTGACCATAGTCTAAGCTTTGGAAGTCTACATCGGTTAAGAAACATCCTTTCATTATCCATTTTTCAACAACAACTCCAGTTGGGTCAAGCATTTGTAGAGTAACGTCTTTCTTATAACCCGCAGCATATCCCATACGGCCTGTTACAGATTCAGCGTGTAAACGTACCCATTCCATGAGAGCTTGAGCTGCAGATGGACCGATAGGGTCACGGAATGTTACACTTATTGTATTCCAAGTATATCTACCTGCAACATAAAATTCCGTGTTTAAAAATGGAATTGGTGTCGAACCAATTGAAATTTTTGGTCTTGCCGTTGATTCCACGTACCATTCATTGATTCCTAATTCAGAGGGGAACGTAAGAATGAATCGGTTCACTCTTTTGGGTTCATAAGGAATCGGCATTTTCATTAGTAAATCAGCCATAATATTTTTGTTTTTTTAATTTTTTATTTTCTTGTTTTTATATAAATAGTTATGTTTTTAATTTTTTCTATTTACTTTATTTTTTTTTTAGTCAAACTTACATAAGTCTAGTATATAAATATCATCCCTCATATTTTTTCTTTTCTCCTCCATGTGTTGATACGAATTGGATTATATTTTCTGGTCTATCGGCAAGTTTTTTATGAGTAAATTCTAAATTTTTTTTATCGTCATCTGAAAAATATATTTTTGGTATAAACCTATTTGAAATTTTGTTTTTTAAAAAACCTTGTTTGTGTAAATGGTCCGAAATATATTTTATGTAGCCTTCAAACTCTTTTAAAGCAACTAATTTTCCTTTTTCGGGGCTTTGTGCCGAACCCTCTCCGAAAGTGACAGGGTAATATTTATTCATATCCATATAAGCATCAATCAATTGTTCGTCTGACATTTCGTCTTCTCCGGCTATATCTCTGAATTTTCGTAAATTTTTAGAAAGTTCTTTTTTAGAAATACCTTTGAAATTTAGTTCAATCATATTTTCTATAGCTTGTCTAATTACAAGTGGGGAATGTCCTCTTGCCGTAACTATAGAAAAAATTGAACCGTTATTAATTGCGTTCACAAAATCATCCCATGCTGGACCTGTTTTTCCTAATAATGAATCAATTATAAATCTTTTGTCCCCTTTGGTGGAGAAATATCTGAAAGGGTCTTTTGCAAACCCCTGAATCATTTTTCCCTTGTATTCAAATGGTTCAATACCAATTTTAGACCTGTATTCGGCAAAATCTTCTGTTGACATCCCAACTTCATTCTGATTGTCATCTAAAAGAATTATTTGGGTTGGCATTACCATTATATTATCATCCCAATCAAAAGCATAATACTCGATTTCAGGTGTTGTTTCCTCTCTAAAATCCTCAACTATAATAACTTTCATATTTTATAAATATATGTAAAATAAAAAACCCTCGGAAACGAGGGTTTTTAAATTAATTTTAATTTTTATTAAATGTTTTCGAAACTAGCACCTTGTGGGGTAATTACGAATTCAATATCAATAAATTCAAGAGCTTTAGTTGGCTTCAAGAATATACGTCCTGACATTTGATTCGAATCAAGTTCTTCAGGAGTACTTGAAACAGTAACACGGAAATCTGTAATACCTCTATCTCTTCTGATAGCATCTAAAATTGGGTTTACTGAATCCAAGAACTGTTGTCTTACAACTGCATCATTTTGTTCGAAAAGTAGTCTGATTGCAACGGCTGAAATAAGTTTACGAGCTTGTAACAGCAATCTTCTAACGTTTACTCTGTCTAATGGACTTTCTCTCAATTGAAGAGTTTTATTACCCCAAATTACAGTACCAACATCATTGAAAGTTGCAATTGGGTTAATTCTACCTTGATAAAGAGTATCTCTATCCAACTGTGTTAGTCTTCTTCTCGCTCTAACTGAATTAACAATACCTCTTGTGTAACCTGCGGTTGCAAACCAAGGGAATGATGTATTATCAGTAAGGGCTAAGTTTCTGCAAACTTCGGCAGTTGCTGGAATATAGATTTGGGTATTAAATACCGAATCTCTTGTTAATACCCAAGGATAATAAGTTACTGTATAGTTCGAATCGATGTTTGTATCATATAAGAAATCAACAGCATCTTGCGGGTATATAAAGTTATCCATAGACAAAGACGGTTGTAATAAGTCAAAGTCAGGTGTTGTTGTTACATAAATTGAATCCGCCCTGTCAGTTTCAACCATATCAATAGAATATCTAACCAAAGCTTCGTTATTTAAGTAGTCAATACCTGGAGTTGCAAATACATTGATATTAATGATTGCGGGATTATTAAAAGTCTCTATACCCAATCTGTAAGCGTAGTAGTCTGTATTAGCATAATCAGTTGTATTGTCCTCAACAGTTATCTGACGGAATGCTCCCCATCCAGTTGCGTTAGGGAAAGGTTGACAACCTTGTCTAGCACCAGCCAAATATCCTCCCTTACCAAGTTGGAATTCGTCGGTGTTAGTCCTTCTCTCTCTATAAATGTCCCACCCATCAAAACCACCATAAGGTAATACCGTAAATTTACGAGAAAAAATACGGTAATATACTTCATTGGAATTTAAAGGTTCTACATTAAACTGTCCAGCCCCAACTTCAAAAGCTGTACTTCCGCTGTTAGAATAAATAGAAGATATTGTTACAACTGTTGCCCCACTGTCCATATGGAAACCTTTTGTTTGAATTGTCCAATTTTCATAACTTTGTTCAGTACAGGTAAATCCGGATGGAGTTTGTTGACCCTTATATGCGAATAAATTAACGTCTTGTCCTATTGAGGTAGAAAAACCTAAATAAGACCTTCTCGCGTTTTCTCCATTACTTATAGTAGAATTATCATCACCACTATTAAGTCCAAATGGAGGGTTATAAACTACTTCACCTGGTGTATAATACTTAGTTTTATAAATTGGGAAAGGAGGAGCAACATCGTAAGGGGCTGTTGAACCGCTATATGTACGAATTAGGTATCCCTCAAATCCGCAGGGTAGGGAGTCTGCTGGTGCATCGGGATTTAATTGTAACATTATATACTTAGAAATAATTTCATACTGACCGTCCGCACTACCAACTTTTTTTCCAACAAAACTATTTGAGGATGGGTCCATAGTACAATTAGTATATTTCTCTAAAACAACAGGAGATGCGTCAGTATCGAAATAAGACCTAACCAATAAATCAAAAGTATTTGTCTCAAATGACATATTTGCCAAAGAAACTTTTACATCAGTATTAGAAGCGTTACCATCACTTATTGTGATATATTTAAATAACTGATAAACGGAGTTACCACGTAATTCAGAAACCACCCAAGGAGATGACGCGCTTTGGTATCTTTCCAAGTAATTTGCTATCGAAGTTTGGTCCAAACTTTCGGCTGAAGGTAAAGATAATAGAACTGGTCTTAATCCACGTATATAACCTTTATTATAACCATATGATATTAAAGTAGAGTATTGTTCTTCTACAAAAATAGGAAAATCAGTCCTCTCTTTTTCAAAATTACCCTGACCTAAAACTTTTGATATGTAATTGGCTTGAGACCCATCAAATGAAACTTCAAAAGAAAAAGAAACAGAATTAGATTGAACACCAGATAGTGCAAAAGTTGCGTAAGGATTAGAAGATATGTTAGAATAAGTTCCAGCAGTTACTAATCCTACATCTGTTAATCCTGTGACTTGGTAAGAAGGTCCACTCGAAGTTGTAGAGTATTCAGTTATACCTCGCGAACGTAAAGTTGCCGCCACCACATTGTTATAATCAGCATAAGCGGTACCGTCCCATTCGAACAAATCGCCCACTAAGTCACCTGCGTATGTACCATCACCGTTATCAACAAAATTTATAATATACATAAACATTGAAGTTCCTTCATAGATATTAGCAGAAGTATTTTCAAAAGTTGAGTAGTACCAAACCTGATTTTTATCGTCAGTCAATGTTATTGCACTAAACGATAACTGAGGAAGTGCATATGAATTAGTTACTACGTTGTAAGTAGTAACTAAAGTGTTATAATCCGAACTTGGAATTCCTCCCCATACAATAGAGGAATCGTTTTGAGAGCCTGGGTCTGCAACAATAGCCGCCAAAAAAGACTCAACATCCGCACTAAAACTTGAGGTACTTCCATTATACTTAGTATATAACCTATTGAAGATTGGCTCAACTAGAACAAATCCCGCATCAGTTATATCAATAGTTGTTACATCAGAGTTAGTATCAACCGTAAAAGGTAAAGTAAAACTAGTTGGACCCGTATCAAATTCAACAGTTGACGGGTCCAAATTACCTATAGTATATATAGTCCAAGAAGGTCCCGCATCATAACCAGAAAGTCCAAGAATTCTTGATACGAAAAGTTGATTTGATTGTTGTAAGTAAGCCTTAGCAATGTATGCCAATTCATACTTAGGAATTTGTGTGTTTACAAATTTTTCCGGTGATGTTGTACCGAAATACGCCTGAAACTCATCATAGTTTCTCACAAAAAGAGGTTCGAAGGCTGGTCCTTTTAAAGTCTCACCAACTATACCTAAGGTGGTAACCCCTACACTTTGTGCAACAAATGATAGTTCAGTTTCAGTAGTATATACACCAGGAGAAACGAAAACTTTGTTTGATGCTGCCATTTAAATTAGTTTTTAATTGATTTATTTCTCAATAAATATTACAATAAATTACAAAGTATTTCTTTTTCTGAATCTATTTATTTAGAAGTAAGAATTATTTCTTACTTTTTTCTACCTTGAAAATAAAGAACTTAAAAATATCAGAGGAATCACATACAATACTAAAAAAGTACTGTAATAAAAAAGGTTTAAAAATTCACAAATTTTTGGAAAACTTAATAATTGAAACCTGTTCAGAGAAGAAAGATTTATATGGGGAACTCTAAACTATTTTTGAAATTAAATCAAAAGTAGAGTTTTCAGATGGAATAGTTTTTACTATTTGAATCTCTAATACATCATTTGTATTTAATTGAATTTTCGAATTTGGGGTATTAAATAAATTAGTTCCGTAAAGTAATCCATTTATTAAGATTTGGTAAGAAGAAATATTGTAACTACCTAACATATATAAATCTGAATTATATTCGTAAGTTTGAGTATATGAGTCGGTTCCTACTGGAAAATTTATTTGAACTTTTTCATTAGATAATGAAATCAAATCATCCTGAGGTTTTTTTGACCTTCTTGTTTTTTGGTCTGTCTCTATAAGGGCAAGAGTTCTACTAATAGCTGGTTTTATTTGAAATTCATTTTCATCAATTAAAAAACCCATCATTGTAAAATTATAACTTTGTATATAATATTTTCTTTTTTCGATTTCAGTAACTGATTCATCTTGTAAATCGTCCATAATAATTGGAATATAATGGCCCTTTATTACCGTGTAAGCTTGACGAGAAGAAAATTTTTCAACAACAACTTTATTGAATGAATTTAATTCTCTCATTCTATTACAAATTATTTTAATTGAAAATTTAATATCTACAGGTACTGGTTGTGGAATAGTGTAAACATCATATCCATTTCGTCCATTATCCCAAGTGGGGACCATTGCATAAAACAATTGTCTTCTGTTTGGTATTGTATATTGTAGTGACGGTAGAGAACCATATTTAACTTCAGGGTTTCTAACAGTTGTAATTACAGGAACACTAACATTTTTATCTAAATCATTTATATTCCAAGTTTGTGTAAACTGAGCCCAATTTTGAGTTGTAATTAAAATGTCGACAACGGGAACTGTTTTTCCATCCACAACTACCCTTAATTCGTTTTTAACAAAATCCAAAAATCCTCTGTCTAAGTCCTCATGTAATATGGATTTAGGTAAAAAAGTGCCGTGTTCATTGATTTTATCAAGAAGTTCTTGTCTTCTTGACGGACCAAAAAGTTGTGGTTCTAAAGATATATTCTTTTTTATTTTTTTAGGAAGTCCCATTATAATCCTCTAAATTCATTATCGTTTACAGGTACACCAACAATTGTTCTATAAAATGCCTTGTACCCACCATATGTATGTTTGTTGTCAGAAACTACACGACCGTCATTTGCAACAGAATAATACCTAACTCTCGTCTCACTTTCATAGTAACCAACGTAATCACCAAACTCTATATCAACACCAAGTTCATCAAGATGTGACTGATAGACAGAAATTCTTATGTTACCTGGTTCCATTTGGTCGAGTTTTGAATTACCAAGAAATTTATTCTCGGGGGCTGAAACTTGCACAAAGGCCTTAAATTCCATAGGTGGGTGGAACTTAATAGAGTCTTTTGTGGTTTCACCGTACACATCATCAGTATTAGTTTTGGTTCTGTCTACTTTGTATAGTACAAGAGTGAAATTCATATCCCCATGAAGCCACTCCTTACCCATATTTACATCAAGGTTAAAATCCTCAGCCCCAAAAAATTTATTTAACCTTGTAATCGGTACATTCCTCTGTGCCATATTGATAAATATCTAATTTTGGATTATAATTAAGTCAGTGGAAGATTCAGTCGATATTAAAAGTATTGAACAGAAGACCCTTTTAGTTTTAGAAGATTATCAGGGTTCAAATAACTATATCTTAAAGTTAAAGCAACAGCATGCTGTAAACCCAAAGTTTGTTCCCACAAGAGCCCAATGTGATTATGTTATAGGATTTAATAAAACTGAACCAAAGGTTGCAAAGAAATGGGTTGAGATTGATTCCTATTTTGCAAAAAAACTTGTTGATGATAATCCATTTATTAAGGAACCTGACAAAATTTATGTTGAAAAACTCCTTGTAGAAAAAGATAAATCATATCATATTTGGGGAAAAATTTTTAGTGGGGATACCATTCACGATTTTTGGATACCTAAAACTGCGATTCACAAAGCTAAAACAAGAACTGCAAATGTGGATTGGGATAAATACACTCACAGACCTCCACTTGAGCATCAAAAAGAATGTATTATAAAACTTCTTGAAAATGATAAGTATATTGTGGCGGATGATATGGGTCTTGGAAAGACGACATCCACAGTAATATCGGCAATTGAGTCGGATGCTAAAAAAATATTGGTTATTTGTCCTGCAAGTTTAAAGATAAATTGGAAAAGAGAAATCGCTCTTTACACTGATGAGTCGACTTATATTGTCGAGAGTAAAAATTGGGAAGATGGGCACAAATATTATATTGTAAATTATGATATAATGAAAAACTTCCACGAGCCAAAATCAAAAGAATCAATTTTAATGAAACAAAATTTTGATTTGGTTGTCATTGACGAGGCTCACTATATCTCAAATCCCCAAGCTCAAAGAACAAAAATTATAAACGACCTTGTTAAAAGTGTGGAAAGGTTATGGTTATTGACTGGCACACCAATGACCTCAAGACCGATGAACTACTACAATCTTTTGAACTTGATTGAAAGTCCTGTGGCCGCAAATTGGATGGCTTATGCTATAAGATATTGTGCAGGTTATCAGTTCTCCGTGGGAAAAAGAAAAGTTTGGAATGTTACAGGTGCAAGTAACTTGGAAGAATTAAGAGACCGCACATCAAGACACGTAATTCGAAGACTAAAGACAGAAGTTTTAGATTTACCCGAAAAAATTATTACCCCAATCTATCAAAGACTAAGTTCAAGATTGTATGAAGAACTTATGGGTGAATATTATGATTGGTATGTAAATAAAAAAGATGAGTCAAAATCTTTAACAATTCAGTTTTCAAAACTTACAAAAGTTCGTCAAGTTATTGCTGAAGAAAAAATTGCAACCACAATTGAGGTCGCTGAAAATATTATTGAACAAGGAAAGAAAGTAATTATATTCTCCAACTTTACTGAACCCCTTCAAAAAATCCACGAACATTTTAAAAAACAATCCGTTTATTTGGATGGGTCAACATCAAAACCCGCAAGACAAAAAGCGGTAGATGATTTTCAAGAAAATGAAAAAATAAAAGTATTTTGTGGAAACATTAAAGCGGCTGGCGTTGGTCTTACATTAACCGCAGCAGAATGTGTTATTATGAATGACCTATCATTCTTACCCTCAGACCACGCTCAAGCTGAAGATAGAGCTTACAGATACGGACAAAAAAATAATGTTTTAGTATATTATCCATTATTTGAAAATACTTTAGAAATGGCAATCTATGATATTCTATCAAGAAAAAAACAAATTATTGGGACTGTTATGGGAGATATGAACGAGTCTGAAACAGATGTTGTTGAACAAATCTTAAAAGAAATCAGTAATAGATGAGTATTTATTATTGATGCGTAATTTAGAATTAATTTCAGAAAGTTTAGTAAATCAAATTTTAGGTAAGGAACCTAATCAGGTTGAATTTTTTATCAACGAGGCAAAGACTATTGGTATAGATAAACTACAATATTCTTATGCTGCCATCAGAAGATTTATTGACCCCGAGACAATGAAAATACATTACCAAAGACATTACAAAGGTTATGTAAAAAAATTAAATTCCGCTCTCAGAAAAAAAGATTACGGGGATGTTGAACTTGAAAACATCGTAAGACAAATATCAAAATATAATACCGCAATTAGAAATAATGCGGGAGGAGCATTTAACCACGCATTATTTTGGAAGATGTTATCCCCAAAACCTCAGGTTCCTTCAGGACCAATACTTGATAAAATTAAATCTCAATTTGGAACTTATAGAAATTTTAGAACAAAATTTGAGAAGGAAGCAAAGACAAGATTTGGCTCAGGGTGGGTTTGGTTGGTGGTTAAGGACAACGGAGGTCTAAAAATTATGACAACCCCAAATCAAGATAACCCACTTATGAATATTTTTGAGCAAGGTGGGTTTCCGATATTAGGGCTTGATTTATGGGAACATGCATATTACTTGAAATACCAAAACAAAAGAGACGAATATATTTCAAATTTTTGGGAAGTAGTTAATTGGAAATTTGTGAATGACTTGTATCTCCAAAAAACAAAAAAATAATTAAATTCGTTTTGATATTTATATATAAAATATCAACATGTCAGTCATTCCCGAACCTCAAAGAAGTCAACTTTATACAAAAGTAAGACACGTACTTGGAGCCCCTCTTCGTTCAGTTGAACTTGAAGATGAGCAACTCGACACAATTTTGGAATTCTCTATTGGAGATTATTCACAGTATATCCAAGATTGGTTAATTGAGTCTCAATGGACTTCACTTTATAATTTAAATATGGATAATCAGTCTTTAGCTCAAGCATTCATTACAAGAAGTTTTGATTACGAGTCAAGATATCAATATTCGTATTCAAAAATTGTTGGTTTACAAAGTAATGGTCCATGGGTTTTAAAAAAAGATTACATTGAACTTGAACCTAATAAACAAGTTTATGAAATACCGGCAAATAGGGAAGTTAATGAACTCCTTTGGTATACACCATCAGAATTAACAAACATTCTTTTTGACCCTTGGAGTTTTGGCGCACTTGGTGGTTATGGACTTGGAGGTCCCGCAGGATACTCACAGATGGGGTACACAGGTTCTTACTTTATGATGCCAGCATTTGATATGATGCTCCGAATGCAAGAGATTAATATTCAAAGAAGAATAATTGCGGGTGACAAAACTTATAGAATCACCGCATTACCTGATGGTAAAAAGGCAATACATTTAATGCAAACACCTGGCGGAAAATTTGACTTTGGTAATTCATCTTTAATGAATGGAAAAGTTTGGTATTGGTATTATGATACTGAGGGTAAGGATAGAGATGAATGCTTAAGAGCAAATCCTGATATAATTAAACTTCCATCGGATGTTCCAATTGACTCAATGTCATGGTCCGATTTAAATAACCCATCACAACAATGGGTTAGAAGATATTTTATCGCCTCTTGTAAAGAAACTTTATCAAAAGTGAGGGGAAAATATTCGGGAAACTTGAAAACTCCTGACTCCGAGCTTACTATGGATTATCAGTCACTTGCAACAGAAGGAAAAGATGAAAAGACAAAACTCATTGAGGAACTTATTGGTGCGGAGGGTAAATTAACAAGATTAAAACCTGAAAAGGTTATGGAAAGAGAAGCCTTAATTGCTGAAAACCTAAATAAACAATTAAAGTTTAGAGCATTCCCAAGAAATTTATATGTAATTTAATATGGCAATACAGCATTCTATACCAAGTCAAAGAATAATTGCGGGTCAAATAATTAACACTTCTGAAATAACATTTGTCTCAAACTCAAGTTATTCCACAGAAGGAGAGGCTTTAATTGTTACAAAAGAAGCTGAACTTATTGAAATTATTTTGGACTCATCTACTACTGACCATGTCATCGTAAAAGCGTTAACAAATACAAAAATTAAACCTATTTGGGGTTTAATTGATGAGGAGTATTCTGAAATTAATATTGGAAAAGGAGCATGTGTTGAGCTTTATTTTTCATTTGGGAATTGGTATGTCGTATCATCGGACGGAATAAAGATGGAAGAGTTACACTAACTCTTCCCATCCTTGTTCTGCCAGTTCGTAAATATATTCAGGGTCAATTCCCCGTTTTTCCCAATAAATCTTTTCTTGGTCAGTAATTGTCAAAAGGTCATTAATACTGTCTTGGTCTTCAGGTTCAAATGGAACTCCATTGATTAATTTACATTGTTCTTTTGTAAAAATACCTCTGTCTTCGGGTTTGTCCACAATCAAATTATCTCTAACTTCTTCACCAAACACAATCAAAAGGGGCTCAATTCTTTTGTTGAATGTTGCAATTGCTCTTGGAACATTATACTCGCCCGTCATATTAGGATTGGATTCTAACTCACTTGGATTTAATCTATAACAATTTAGTTGGATGTGTGAACCAAGTACGGGGTCTTTTCCGTGTAACAATTTGTATTGGTCTTTTTCTTTCTTAGTCATCTTATCATTAACTTTTTGAACATCTCCGTGAGAAGCCTTTAATCCATTATTGACATAAAATATTACATCGCCAAGATTTACAGCAATTCCGTCACGAATTGCAAGTTCCATGTGGGCCATCCTTGAGTTTTCATTACCAGCCTTTGTTTTTTGTTTAGACCTTTTAATGTAATCGTCAATAGATAATTTAACTTTTGCTCTTTGAGCGACCTTCATAAGAGGGATTTGTTTGTTATAAATCTTTTCCAAGTATTCGTAATACCACTCCACAAATTCCTGACCGTTACCTTCGAGTAACTGTTTAATTCCTTTATCCAAAAAGTCCTCAATATAAAGTGGGAGTTTTTTACTCTTGATGGAATTACCTGTAAGTTTAATCTTACCATTATGTTCCATTGTTGCATAGTTCTTACGGGCAATATTCATACAAGATTTCCAAGTTCCATCACAATCAAGACCCATTGCTCCTTTCATAAACATGTCGTTGAACTCGGCAACATCTGCGTCATACCCTGTATATTCCTTACCTTCTTTTACGAGCCAATTGTTACCCTTACCAATGTATTTTCTATCATCGACACCACCCTCAGGTAATGAAAAGTTCATACCATCCGTATCACATACAAGTGGGGTATAACCTCTTTTCATAAAGAATCTTAACATTTGACGAAGATACTGACGACCCGTGCAAGTAATCTGTTCACCCATATACATGTCACCCCAGTGGTATACCTGAGGGGCGGATAGAGCTCCGAACATCGAGTTAATGAATATCTTAATTGGAAGTTGCTTTCTGTCGAATGACAAGGATTGTTTCTTATCAATAGATGAGTATTCCTTTGCGAGGTTCTTATACTTGATACGGGTATTACGGAAATAGTTAAGCATTCCCTTCATTGCTCCTGTAATATCACAAGTTGGAAATACATCGTGAACAAGTTGTATTGAAGGGTATAGTGACGAGAAGTCGAGTTTCAATACATCCGTAGAATATCCTACTTTAAGAAGTCGTGAAAGTCCTCCCACAAATTCCGTCTTTTCATTTTTGGCAGGAATTGCGAGTTTGTGTTTGTAAGACCATGCTCTCATTTGGATTTCCCAAAGAGTTGCCGTTCCCATAGTTGAAACTCTTTCGTATGTTGTTGGAACGAGTGACGCAAGAAGGAATGAACCCTGATTAAATTCTTCATCCACTTTTAATGTTTCCTCCAAGTCATCGTCCAAGTATCTCTCAACCAAATTATCACCAGTTGTTTTAATATAAATGTCAGAATGTTTTGAACACGCCTCATCTACCTTTGGGTCAACCCCAACTTTTTTATATTTTCCGTTTTCAATATTAAGCCAATACTCTTCTTTCTTTGCGTAAAATGGACCAATATCTGTGTGGTCGATGTAAACTCGGTCAGCAGCTTCTGCTGAAATATATTGTGTAATATACTTCAAACCTGCCGACTTGATGTTTGAGTTAATCGCTTGGGCTCGTCTTACTGCGTGAAGAGTATCCACCACATTATATCCCCACATCGAAGTCTGATTAAATCTTTCCACTTCGTTTGCAAGTTTAAGCATTGACTCAGATTGTTTGATTGGGTTTGAGGAGTTTAGAGTCTTTGCAACTTTTTTGATATCTAACTTTAATGCCTTTGCTCGTTCAAATATCCAGTGCCAGTCGAAGTTAAACCCGTTGTAAGATGCTATAATACTTGGTTTAATTTCATCTATTCTATTAAAAAATTTTACAATACCTTCTCTTTCTTGGTCGGGTGTTGCACATTCTATAACCTCACTAAATCCTTTGTTAGTTTTAATACCTATCATAAAGATACGACCGTCTTTTGGTTCGAGTGCGGTCGTCTCTAAGTCAAATACAAGTCTTGTAATACTATCGTATTCATCAAAACCTTTAAACATTCGTTTCTCTTTAACAACAAGAAACTGTTCGACAGGGGGAAGTATCAGTACTAACCCTCTTGTTGTTTCACCCCACGGTTCAATTCCACCTTCTCTAAAAAACTGAATAAGTGAACGGTACCCATTAAGGGATTTAACCATATAGGTTAGTCCTTTTTCAAGCCTTTCATTTCCGTCAGTTCGGAGTTTTTCAATAATAATTTTGTGTTTTGTCATTGCCTCTTTTTGGAGAGCCTTTGAAGATTGATAGAAGTTTAATCCGCGCAAATCACCAACCCAAGCAAATGGAATGAAGGTATCTTTTTTGATTTGTTTTCCGTGAATTGGGTGTTCTATAATTTTCCAAATACAATCTTTGACATAATCGTATTCTACACCGATGATATATTTTTCATCGTCATTCCCCTGAAGGAACTGTTCAATTTCTTCGTTTGATATCATTATACTTAAATTTTTGGTGTATTAGCTGCCGAGTAAAGTCGACATTTACCTTTTTTGATAAGTATAATCTAAATTAAAGAATAAATCAAAACTATGTAAAATTAACATTCAAACAGCTTAAAGGCTGAGCTAAACCATGGTTACCTATTGACATACTTGTTAATGATGTTGGTGTGTATGGTGTGGTTAAGTTTCTCTTCTGTCGAGATGCCGGCGAAACATTATTTACAACTGTATAGAACTCTGAGTTATGAATGTAGAATGCAAAACCGTTTGTGGCATTTCCATTTGAAATTTCTAATTCTTTGACTCCAGCTAATGTGTATTGGGTAATGAAACTTCCTGTTCCTGCAGTTATATTAAATGTAGATATTATCACTTTTCCTGTTGAGGTATAAATTAAATCTCCTCTTAACACTCTGTCGGTATCCAAATTAAATAATAATGAAGGAGTAGAGGCAGTTGTTGTTATGTTAATTGAGGCAATTGCAGTTCCGTTTGTGACACCTGACGAAACCAAAAGTGTTGTGTTATTTACTACCGCCAAACCGTTTCTTTGGTTTGCATACGGAACCGAACTTAATGTAATAAACCTGTTAAATGTTGCAGTAAATGGATTTCTTGTTATATTAAATTCTCTAATACCAACTGAACCACCTATGAATGTACCATAAATCCATAGTAAGTTATCATTAGTTGCAATATCATATAAAGTATCTCCACTTATACCTATTGGAAGAGGAATTTGTGTATTTGTATCTGAATTGTAAGAATAAATAACTCTATTAGATAAGTTTAAAACAAAAACCGAGCACGTATCCGCACTAATTATAGGACAACCTGAAGTACAATCTCCAAGTAAATAAGTAACCCCAATAGAAGTACTTGCGGTGTACTGTTCATTTCTTACACAAATTTGTCCATAATCACCGGCTTGAATTGTTATTTGTGATAAAACTCCCGAACAATCGAAGTAATCAACATTTGTTGACGAAGTATTACCTGTATTAAATAAATTATAACATTTACATGTATTAGGAGTCATTGTAACCGTTGGGGTGTTTGTTTGTGTTAAAGTATTCGTTGGGGTGTTTGTGGGAGTCACTGTATTAGTTGGAGTTTCAGTTTGAGTTGGAGTATTAGTATTAGTAACTGTTTGAGTAACAGTGTTTGTTGGAGTTTGGGTATTTGTTGGAGTTACACTATTTGTTGGAGTTACACTATTTGTTGGTGTGTTACTAGAAGTTGGGGTATTAGTTGGGGTCTCTGTAGTCGTTGGAGTTTGAGTTGTTGTAGGTGTATTAGTTGGGGTCTCTGTAGTTGTTGGGGTATTAGTTTGTGTTGTGGTTGGAGTATTAGTTTGAGTATTTGTGTTTGTGTTTGTAGGAGTCACTGTTGTCGTAATAGTAGGAGTTGGTGTGGGGGTAAATGAAGTTGGAGTTACTGTAGACGTTGGTGTTGGTAATGGTGTTGTGCAAATACACTCACTACTTTGGAAAACTTGTCCGTCTCCTGATGTAATTATAGCATTTTTAATGCAAGGGAAAGTTTGAGTAATTTCTGACCCAACGTAAACCGATGAAATGGTATTATCACAGGACAATACGTCAACATAACTACCAAAAATTGGTCCTCCATAAACCTGCCATTGTTTACAACATGGTCCGGTGGAAGTTGGGGTATTTGTAGGAGTTTGAGTTGTAGTTGGTGTTTGAGTTTGGGTACCAGTAATTGTATTTGTTGGAGTGTTTGTTACAGTTGTAGTATTAGTTGGGGTATTTGTAGGTGTTTTAGTAGGGGTAATAGTTTGAGTACTTGTTTTAGTTACGGTTGGTGTAATAGTATTAGTCGGTGTAACAGTATTAGTTGGGGTAAGTGTTGGAGTCACTGTTCTGGTTGGTGTTCTTGTCGGAGGAGGTGTTGCAAAAAATACCCCATTTGATAAATTTAATATTGTATCAGGTAATACACTTTGTATTGATATATTACTAAAAATCGATTGCGGTTTTATATTATTAAAATCAACACCTTCAAAATTAGCTTGTGAGTAAGAAATGTTTTCCCCTGCACTTAATGTAATACCCGTTGATATAATAATTGAACTACCACTGTATGTTAAAATTTCATTTATAAATGAAATCAAAATTGGTTCAGAATAAGAAACCGAACTATACAAAAAATAATCAACAACTAAAGAGCCAGGATTGTAATATGCGTCTAGTGTTATTTGTTCAAAAGTGTAAGTTTGTTGGAATCCGCAACAAGGTAAATCGGCGGTAAAAGATGAATTATTATAGTTTAAAATGTCACCAACAAAGGTCGGAATAATGTTTACGTAAAATTTTTCTTTTAACGGTAAAAGTATAACACCATTTTCTGATGGTATTGAAATCTGTACCTCAAACCTACCTGATTTTATTGTATCCCTTATAGAAAACTGGTAAGATAAAAAATATAAATTTTTCCCTTCAAATTCACTATATTCAGTAATTAATTCACATTGTTTGGATGCAAATAAAAATTTGTCGGTCGATTTGTCAAATAATGAAATTAAAAATGTTGCATTACCATCTAAAAGTGAATTAAAATTAAAATCACTTCTGCCGTCTTTTATAACCTCCATCTTCAATACGGGTAAAGTGGAGCTTTGATTAATGTAAAATTCCATTATACCCTTATATGATTTTCAACGACGTTTATATATAATTTTTCTTTTATGGGTAATATGGATGTGCCATCCTCTGAAATTAAAGTAAACAACCCTTCATATCTACCTTTTTTGTTTGTGTCAAATAAACTAAATGGGTAATACAAATAATATTCTGTTTTGGCATTTGGTTCTTGGAATATTTTATTTGTAAATCCACCTTTTTTGTTCACTATTTTAAAATTACCGTTTTCCACCTCAACCATAGAAAATAATATAGTAGAATTCTCAATTAAGTCGTTAAATTCCTCGACCGAAGATTTACCATTGTAATCAAGTTCCATTTTTAAAATAGGTAAAGTAGAATTCTGTGTAATGAAAAATTCCATACCTATAAATATGGAATTAACACTCTTTTCTCAAAGAAGAATCATAATGTTCAAATCTATTATGTTCAGTTGGGGTCATAAGTAGAATTGCGGGATTTAAATTACCCTTAATAGTTTCTTGATAATTATGGGACATTAGTGTTTGTTCAAACGGAGAGGCATAAACCGTCTCCAAATAACATTTATAACTTCCTTTTTTAGTTAGAAGAATCGGCCAATTACATAGATAAATTTCTCCAGAGGCATAAGGGACTCCTTTATGAGATTTTATCTCATTGAACTGTGTTCTTGGGGCATTGGGGTCCAATCCCATTTTTGGTAATTTTTGATTTTTCGGCCAATGAGATTCTCTAAAAACTTGTGGTACGTTATACCAACTCCATTGTATGGAGTTGTCCCCAAAAAATTCACTAAAATTCAACTTTAAAAAATCAAACTTTTCTTTTTCGACAATCTCTAAAGTTTTTTGATATAAATTTGTTACATATCTATTAAATCCATTTCTACAAGTTTCTCCCTTCTTTAAATGGAAAAACATATCATCCTCAAAAAAATACATAAAATCCAAATCTGTTTTGTCAAAGTGGTCAGCAATCCATTGTCTTCCACCAGTAATACCTAAATTATCTTTTTTAATATGTTCAAATCCATGTTTTTCACAAAGTTCTATGTATTTTTCGGTAGTTGATAAATCAGTTGAATTATTCAACAAAAACTTTTTAGGTTTACGTATAAAATCGTCATCGTATTCGAGCATAGAATTGATTAATGTCTCGAATTGGTTGGTACTATTAAATGTAATAACGTACAAACCCACTTTACTTAAATCTAATTTACCTTCATGAACTTTTATTTGTACGTTGTCTTTATACTTTTCATTTTTCAGGTCCTCAAAAAACGGCCAAATCAAACCATCCCCTTTTATATTATATTGGACAATTAAATCAGAATGTTTATATAACAGAATACTGAAAATACTTTCTTCAGTTCCCATATACCCTTCATTTAATGAAGAACTTAAATAACCATAATATAGTCCATTTATTTCGTTTATTCTAGATTTTTTACCCCCGAAGAATCCTCCTCTACAAACAAACTTCACATATTCAGTTTCGGCATATTTGGCAATTGCTGAACGCTCAAAACCATGTATTTCTCCACCGCCCTCATATGGGTAAGTCAAAAATACAAAATCACCGTTTTCATTTATAAAACTTGGTAGTTTATCAAATACTTTGTCATGAGTAAAATAACCGTAATGAACCGTATTTGATATACCTGCGTCAATCCAAAAGAAGTATTCACTGTTAAAAGGATTCCAAATTGTAACATTATTGAGCATAAACATTTTACTCATTACAAGTGGATTATACCCCTCTAAAGTTGCTTGGGGGGACTCCCTTAACCAAGAAGCTTGCGATAACCATTCTTCTTTTTGTCTTATTTCATCTGTTAGTTTTGTAAAATTAAACCATTCTCTTAAATCATTAAGAGTCATTTTGTTCACAACTGTATTTTCTTTACTTCTATGTGACCAAATAAATTCTTCGTCTGAAGGGTCACAGAAAATATACATATTTACATCAGTTTTTAATAACTGACTGAATTTTTCTTTGTAATCCTCATAACCTCTTTTAAAGGAATCACTTATTTTACCTCTACCTAAATCCCAAAGACCAGTAACAATTGTAACTTTATTATCATTTTTAGGTTTAGAAACTTCTACTTTAGGTTGTTGGTTCAAATAAATGTAATTTGCGTCAGTGTAGTTATTAACAATAAATTTTAAAAAGTTATTAGGAATTTGTGTTTGGCCGACTTCAAAATAAATTTCCTCAGGGATTCTATTATAAAATATACCATAATCAAATCTTAAACATATTGGATGAAATCCCTCAAATCTCTCTACAAAATTTTCTAAAGTTAAATCTGGTTGTAGATGAGTTTCATGGATGTTCCCAAAGCTCTCACCTTGTTCTGACTCAAAAGGAACTCCAATAATGGTTGGGACACCTTTTATCCTATTTATTAGTTTGATTGCTGAAAGTTTATCAATATGTTCTAAAACATCACCTAAAATGATTAAATCGTATTTTTTAAAATCAATTTTTAGTTTAGTAATATCTCCAATTAAAACTTTGTCGTATTTTTGACGCAGACTGAACTTATCAACGTATTCTTCGAATACTTCAACACAGTCCAAATTTTTATATCCCAAGGGTTTGAGTAAATTAGAGTAAGTTCCTGCTCCGGCACCTATGTCTAAAATTTTTATTTCTTTTTCGAAATTTTTTTCTATGAATTTTTTTGTTTCCTCTTTGAAATAATTTGTACTGAATGGCATAGTTCTTTTTAAGAAAAAATAATACATTTATTTACATAAATGAATATTTTTTTGGTAAAATTTTAAACTTACAATTTTTTCCACTTACTTTCTTCTTTAATATATTCCCAAGATGTATAGTTCCACTCATCAAAAAAAATATCTCCATGCCATTTGAATTCTCTTTTATTACAAAAAATATTTTTTGATTCACTTAAAAAGGCTATCCACCATGAAAAAGTACCTTCAGATAAAATTAAATTTTTAAAGTTTTTGCCGTAAAGAATTGTTTGTATATCAGATAAATTTATAGGAGTGAGATTATATTTCTCTATTAAATAATTACAATTAGGATGACCTATACTATCAGTACTTATAAAACCTTTACCTAGACCGAATTTTTCTATACCCTCTATATAATACTCTAAAGGTAACATTCTATTAGAGCCGTCATTATCTCCTATTCTGTAGTGAATAAAAAAATCAGTTTCATCTATTTGGTCTATTTCGTAGTTAAGTAATTTTTTTATTTCGTTTCCATACTCATAAAAAAATTCTTTTTTTTGAAAAAACCCGTCGAATCTGTAATGAAATTCTCCTATTTTTTTTTCTCTAAAAAAATCTATAAAGTTATTGTCATTTATCTGAATTACTTCATTTTTTTCAAAATTATTACCAATGTTATTTAATTTTTTTATACAAGGTAAATTTTCTATGTGTGGCTCTAATTTTAAAAATAAATTATTTTTATTTGCAAATAATTTAGCCACCAAATATTGAATTAAATTATTACCAAGTCTACCTTCAAATCTTACTGAAACCATTTTTTTATAAAAATTTTTTTAGATTTTTAGACCAAACATGTAAATTATAAATTTTAAATTTTTCATTTTTATTATTAGTTATAAATGGCCCATCTTTTTTGTCAAAAAAAACTCTGTATTCCCCGTCATCAATTTTTTTCCCAATATAAGTACCTAAATCAATATGAGGCTCACTAGAACCTCCGTGAATTATTGGGTAGCCACCTAAAAATTGACCATAAGACGCCGGGTCAAAAACAAAGTTAAAATGTCCAAAAAACTCATCAGTTGGAAAAATTGGTAGAGAAGATATGTAATCTTTGGTCTTAGAAATTTTTCTAATAAACATCATTTCACTTGGATACTTACCAAATTCAGGAATAATTCCATTAAATTTATTAATTAATTCAATAATATCATTAGTTAGTCTAATTAAATCTTTATAAGATTTGAAAAAGGAAAATCCTGTTGTTGCCCTCAAATCACAAGACATAGTAATTGATACATTTTTATATATATTTGACATTTTATCTATTATTTCGTTTAAATTAGAAAATATTAAGACATCATTTTCAAACAGAACAAAATTATCGATTTTATTTTTTACGACAAAATCTTCTATAAAGAACAATCTAGCCAGTGTATATAACCAGAAATTTCTAGTAGGATTTTCACTGAAGTTTACAATTTGAGATATTTTAAATTTTTCATTTTCAAAATTTATATTTTCAATGTTTACTTCATATTTTTTCACCCAATCAGTGTTAATTGAATTAGTTACAATTGTTATAGGGCCGTCATAAAATTTTCTAGTTTGTGTAAGACAATCCTCAAGATGATTAGGTAATTCAAGTCCTATGTGAGATAAAATTAGATGCATTTTACTTTTTTATATAGAATGCGTCCCCCCAATTACCTCCATCCCACCAAGAGGTTTCAACTCGCTCAAATCCATATGTCCCCAAATAGTTATCTAATTCTTCAATCTGAACACAATTTTCATATAACTCATCTCTATTAACTTCGGTCATTATATAATCAATATGATTAAGATATTCGTTACCTCCTTTAAAAACTTCTAGTTCATATCCTTGTACATCTATATTTATAAAATTAAATTTATCTTTTACATTTAAAAATGAATCTAATTTATCTATCCCAACTTTAATTTTTTTATCAAAAGTAATGTATGGATATTGTGCTAAGTGTAGTTTAGGTTTTAATATTGAATTAGAGGCTCCTAAATTAGCGGTCTCAACGTTCATTTCAATTTCACCTATAGTATTACCTAAAGCAATATTTTTTAAAATAGCTCTAGTACCTACCCTTTCCTGTAAAATTTTAAAGGTTTCAGGGGAGGGTTCGAAAAAAATTAAATTACTTATTCCTAATTTTTCATAAGTTTCTATTTCACCGCCATAATGAGCCCCTATATGTAAAATACCATTTATTTTTAAATCATACTTACTTACCAAATTTTCTAAATCTATAATCATAATTTTTTATTTTTTTTCTAATTTTAAAGAAAGCATTCCGTCAACAAAAATTTCACTAAAATCATAATTTTTAAATTTTACTTTTAATTGAGGAAGTAAATGCGGACCAGTTCTAAATTTTTTGTTAAAATCATCTTGGTCATATGGCCATATTTCGCAAACAATTTTTTTTATTTTTACTTTATCTAAATCCAATGATAGTAATATTTCATAATCTAAACCTTCAGTGTCAATGCAAATTTCATCAACTTCAAATATTTTCATATTTTCAAAAAGTTCATTTAAAGTAGAACACGAAACTACCATAACATCAGGTAGATTATGTGAATTTCTTTTAATTAGAGAAGATAGGGATTGTACTAAATTATCCTCATCATGATATAGATTAATAAAATCTTCGTCTTTAAATGGCACTATTGCTAACTCTAAAAAAATTATTTCATGTTTTTTTAATAAATTTTCATAATTTTTTTTCAATATTGGTATAGATTTTTTGTTAGGTTCAATAAGAATTACTCTTACTCTTTCATTAATACTTTGGACTAAATTTTGGAAATAGTCCATTCCTTCGCTAGCTCCTATTTGTATGAAATTTTTCATTTATCTATGAATTTAGAAATGTTAAGTTTCTCTATTTTAAAATTGTTCCATATTTTTTTATAAGTATCAACATTAAAATCTTCTACTTTAAAATTAGACCAATCATCTATAATATAAATAGGTAAATCATCGTAAAATTTTATATTAATTGAGTTAGTTACTATAGGTATTGATTTTAGGTAAAGTGATTCCCAAATCTTATGACAATCAATCCCATTACCGTTTGGCGAAACTACAAAGTGGCTTTTGGATATTTCCTCCAAAAATGATTTAAAAGGTTTTCTGCTAGACAATTCAATACCATTTTTTTTAATTTCTCTGGCACATTTAGTTCTTTCGAATAAATTAGTATTAACATCAAAATTTGCATAAATCATTGTTTCTTTTTGATGATTTTTTTCTATAACTTCTAAAAATACTTTTTCATTTCCATGTTCCCAAATTTCATTTGCAATACCAATAGGTATTGATTTTAATTTTGGGTGATAAATATTAACGTTTTGAGCATACCATTGAATTAAGTTCGGGTTTTCTATATATTTTAAAAAATTTAAATTTACCTCCGTGTCCCCATTATGTGTAACTAAAATAAATTTTTGGTCGCCCCACATTTCGAAAAAATTACCTACCAAATCTATTTTAACAAAAATTTTTAAAACTTCATCTTTGGGCTCTCTATGTTTTACAAAACCTAATTCATCAAAAGAATAATGACATAAACTTTTAAATTTATTACCTGTTATGAAATCAATCATGGTTACCGTAATAAAAAAAAATTTTAACTTTAGGTTCGTTTAAATTATACCAAGTTTCCCTTATGGAGTCCTCAAGTTTATTATATGGATTTTTATCTAAAGATAAAACTGAAATTATTACGTTCATTGGGTCAGTATTAATGAAACTAATTTATCAATTTCCTCTTTGTGAGAACTGTAGGGTCTTAACAAATGGGAGTCAATATAAAATCCATTTTTTAACTGTTCCTCATTATATCCCCACCACCCTCGGTCAACTCTTTTTGATGCACCTCCAGCGTACCATCCCCGGTCTAACAATTTAACTTTATTTAAATCGTATTTTTTTAAACAATCATATAAATATTTTTGGTCCGTACTCCAGCCTAAATTTAGATTTGAAAGTTTATCTAAAAAAATATTCCATTCTTCATTATTGTGAAAAATTTCAAAATTTTTTGAGTGAGATAAAATGTAGCACATAGGGTACATGTTCTCCGCTAAGCATTCTGGATTGTCTGAAGAGTATACAACAAATTCGTCTTCATTAAGACCTATGGAGGGATTCTCAAAATAACTTTTTTGGAGTGGGGCCATGTCGATATCTGATATTAAACAATACCCATTTAAAAGTTTTGGTAAGTAAAGTCTTACAATTTGTGACTGCAATTGTGAACTGTATCCATCTAATAATTTAAATTTTTTTACGATTCCAAAACCATCTTCGTAAAAATCCGAGTCTTCATTAGTCATTAACGCTAATACAGGGGTCACATTTAAAAGATTTTTCCAAATTTTGGATACAATTGGCCAAAAATCTAAATAGTATTTGTCAGTACAACTACTTAAAATTACGTAATTTATTTTCATTTTTGTTTAATAATAAATATAGTCATATCCCAATCCATCATTATTACCCGAAGGAAAAACTTGACCCACAAAAAAATGATTTTTTGGTTCTTGAGGATAATTTTTTAAGTAAAAAGAACAATGGGTCAAACAAGAATCTTGGAAGTTAGGCATTACTTTTTTTCTCAGAAAATCTTGGTCCGAATGATAAGTAAGAGGCCCATCCCAAGATTCTACTAATTCTTTCATATTTATCTTATCATTTTTCTTCATACCCCACATACCACCCATAATATCTGCATGATTTCTTTCGTCCCTAATAGAATGTAATAAGTAATCGGACTCTAAAAAAATATCAACAGCGACTTTTTCCCTATAAGATAATCTAGAATCGGCATCTCTTGATAGCATTACCTCAACATCTTCATCACTAATAGGTAAAAACCTCCACATCATATATTGATATGCTCCGTTTTCTTTCATGTTGACTAGTTCAACATGGTCATATTTTTTCATCATTTCCACAATGTTACTAGGTACTGAATCCCCATAATAAACTCGAACAATCCAACTAGGGTAAATTATTTTAGCAAGTTCAATATTACAAATCATACCATGACAATATTTTTGGTCATCTCCGTATAAAGAAAAAGAAATTATTTTTTTCATTTATTTTTTTTATTTTTTTAACAACACCTATTATCAAAATCTACAAATCTTTTAAAAGAACAAGCATAATTTGCATTTTTTAGATAATAATAAAATTCATAATTTATATCTTTTAGATTATTTATTTCTTGGTTACTAAACTCCCATGGTAAATGTCTAGCACTATAGGGAAAGTTAGTTGCGCAACTTGGGCCTGATTTATTTCTATTTTTATGATATAATGCAAAAGTTGTGTCAACTATGTGACCCTTTAACAACCCATCCTCTAATTTTTCCAAATTCCAAAATTCATGAGATATGTGTTCTAACCAATAATAATAAGGGGTGTCGTAAACTCTATTTATAATATTTGATAAAGATAAACCTATTCTGTCAAATTCTTTATATTTGTCGAGTTTTTCTTTTAATACCAATAAACAATCTTTTGGGGTCTCCCCCAATCCCAAGTCAGGGTCAGTAACCACGTAATAGTCACTCCCAAGGCTCTGTGGAATATTTTTTTGCCACGGACCATATTGACCGTAATTTATTTCTGATTTTATTATTTCACAAGGTTTTGTTTCATACCATTCTAAAAGAGGTTCATAAGTTGAGCCATTATCGAGAATTATAATTTCACCAACCCCCTCAAAAGTTGAGATATCCTCAATCATTTTTTTTGGCCATTCTAGCAGGTTACAATTATTTATTATTATTGGTATTTTCATATATTTTTAAATTATATCAGATTGATTATTTTGTCTCTAAAAATACTATAATTAATGTTATTCAAAATACCGTATAAAATAAAATTAGAAGAAAAATGATTTATTGAGTATGCTTTTTGGGCATGTGAAATAGAAATCATTTCTCCCAGTATTTCTTTACTATGCTCAATATATCTGCGGTCATCCTCATTAAAATCGTGCCCATATAATCTATGCATATTTAATGAATTATCACTAAATTCATTTTTGAATGCATTACTATATTTTTCACAAAAGTGGTCAACAACTTGTCTATTTGAAGAACAAATCATAACATCATAATCTTTATGAGACTCAATAAAATTATAAGATTTCTCAAATTGATTGCCCCAAAATCCGTCTTTTTTTACATCTTCTAAACTTGACCTCCAAAAAGCATCTCCACTTCTAAAATGTAGAACCGCTAGTTTATTTTTATTTGAAATAAAATTATTAGAAATGTCTATAATTTCATTATTATAAAAATTTTCAATTAATAACGGATTTTCAGTCAAATTATGTAAATTATACCTTGTTATATTGTCATAACAAAAATCTTTGAGTATATCTTCATTGTTTTTTACATAAATTTGAATGGCCGAAAAAGAAATTAGTTTATAATCTTTCAATTTTTCTTTAATACTACCCCATCTTAACTCTTCGACCTCGCAGTCAAATATTGATAAATTGTAAATAACTGATAATGGAGTTTTTAGTGAAAAATATTTATGCTCCTTTGAAATAAAAATTTTAATATCAAATCCTAAATTTTTAATTTTTGGTATAACATTATATGCCGTAACAAAACTCGCATATTGGTCCCCAAATCCCTCGTCACAAAAAATAACAATAATTACTTTATTCATTATTAAATCGGTTATCAAAATTTACATATTTTTTATACGATGAAGAATATTCTGCGGTTTTAAGATAATAAAAAAATTCATAATTATACTCTTTTAAATTATTAAGTTGAGCCTCAGTAATCGCCCAAGGTAAATGTCTCACACTATATGGGAAATCTGTTGCACATGATGGTCCAGATTTGTGTCTATTGATATTGTACATTGCAAAAGTGGTATCAACTATATGTCCCTTTAACAACCCATCTTCTTTTTTTGTCGGGTCATAAAATTCATGATATAAATGTCTCATAAGACCATAATGAGGTACATTAGGTATTGGGTCCGCATAATCAATTATTGACAGACCTATTCTGTCAAATTCTTTATGAGAGGATAATTTTTCTTTTAAAAAATTTAAACTATCCGTTGGTGTTTCGTCTAATCCCATGTCAGGGTCCGTCACAACATAAAATTCAGAATTTAGTTTATCTATTAGTCCAAAATCCCAAGGACCACAATGGCCCCTATTATAGTCTGAATAAACTATTTCACACGGATTAGTTGAATACCAATCTAAGAGCGGTTGGTAAGTTGAGCAGTTATCAAATATTATGATGTCCCCAACGTCGTCAAATTTTTTTAAGTTTTCAATCATTTGCTTAGGCCACGTTAGCAAATTAAAATTCATAATCACAATTGGGTATTTCATCCTATTCAAAAATTATTATTCCTGTTCCAGTACTATGACCTTTTATTGTTAAATCGAACTTTTCATCGGGGACCGACTCCCAAAATCTTTTCATCTCAGAATTTAAGTGTATATCATCTATAAGTACCAATCCCTTATAATTTATATCTTTCAATTTATCATAAATTTTTCTTTCAAAAACTCCATCATTATTAGTATCAACCATAATGAATCTACTTTCTTTTAAAACCTCTTCGTATTTGAAAATATCATCTAAGAAAAACTTTATATTATCTTTTGTAATTACATTTGGTTCTTTTCGATTTACAACATCAAATGTCTTAACAGTGTTTTTTTCGTTATCGGATAATGCTATTGCAGAACATCCATTATCGGTTCCAATATCTAAAATAAAATCACCGTTATATAACTTAGATATATAAGTTAACAATCTGTAATGTTCTTTACCTGAAGGATAATGGTAATATAAGGCAAAACTTGACATTTTATCTATCATATAGTTGTTGTGAGTCAAGTCCAAGGAATTAAGTTTATTATTTGAAACTTTTGATATTTTCTCTAAAATTTCTCTATCTGTCATCGGAAAATTCATTTCAGTTTCCTCTTCCTCAAAAAAATTACTTTCTTCTATCACAACCGCACCATAAACTTTTATAGGTTCACCAGTGTTATTTTTTGGTATAAAAGTACCTGTTTGATAAGTTTCTTCATCATACAAATCCATCATTTTTAAAATTCCTCTCTGTAAATCATCCCAGTCATTAAATTCATAAAACTTACATTTTTTGTTTTGTAACAAAAGACACATCAATTCTTGGTCTGAAGTATATTCACCTAAACAATCAACTATTTCTTTTACCTTATCTTTATAGTTGGTCAAATATTCTATTGTTTTTTCTTTTTTACCCCCAAATAAACCACCTGGTACTATAAACGGATGGTCACCGAAAGAAAATCTTATTTTATCTTTTACTTCATAGTTTATTAAAATGTGTTCACCCTTTAGAGCAATAAAATCTTCTTTATTAATTTTTTCAAATATTTTATCAACAAAATTTTTACCGTGAACAATGTGATTTTTTAGGTGGTCCCTCCATCCGTTGTGGCAACTAGTTCCAAATAGACCAGCATCAACCCAACAAACATCACTATCTTTTTCATTTGCCACCTCAACAAGATAATCCAATTTGTTATACATTACCTCTACGTAATTTTTTACACAAAAAATTCTATCATATATTTCACCTTGTTCATTTTTCTTCAGTCTAATTGGTTCCAAATAATTTGTATAAAAGTCGCCATTTAGCTCCCTTAATCTCAATTCAACATTTGGATAATCAAAGACTTCTTTTAAATTGTGTTTGTCATATGTAACTTTGTCCGTATATATAACATAATCGTATTCTTTGAAAATAATCGACCTTATTGTTTCAGTTAAAAGATGAAATCCTTTATAAACAGCTCCTCCTCTGTCTTGAATGTAATTTAATTCATAGACCGACGAAACAATTGTTTTTTTCCTTTCATTTTTACTAACTTCTACAACTGGTTGTGGAGCAAATGCCGAGTCATACCACTTATCGTGAATGGGTGTTAGAGCATTCATACACTTACCTGAATTATTACCAACTGACAAACCACAATGTAATGCTGCAAAACACATTTCATCTATATTACCAGCAGGAGCGTTGGACAATTTTTCAGAGTTTTTGAATTTTATACATTCATCCCATACTCTTAAAAAATTATAAAATTTCGGCATTTCAATATCCAAAAATTGTATACAATCCTCAGGCATAAAGTTTAGTTCATTCTTGTCATAAGAAACATTAAAATATTTTTCATATGATAAAAACCTTTTTCCAAGCTCACTGCTTGTCATAATTTCTTTCGAAAAATTATAAGTAACTTGTCCTTGTACTGAATTTGGGACGAATCCCTTCATAATATAATCTTCGGTGAATAATGGTTTGTTCGGTACGGCATCGGCATCAGACAAAATAATTTTTGTATATCCTAAATTTAGGGCAGCTAACAAAGAATACCTTTTCACAGAAAAATCAAAAGTATAATAACTATTCGAATAGTTTTTATACTCAGGATTAAATTGGGAAATGTCGTACTTTTTAACAAATGGTCTATCCAAGATATTATCAACATTATCAGTTACAACAACAACTGTTGGTTTTAAATCACAGGAGTCTATTTCTGAAATCATCCTGTTTACTTGTTTTTGGTATCTTTCACTATAAGCAAAAGTGGCAATTGCAAATTTTGACATAAATTTTAATATAAATTTCCAGTTATTCTTTCACCCCAACCCTTTGATTTGGAGAATGGCCATACAACCCAATATTTTGGTTTAATCGTTGTTTGGAATTCCCTCCAAACTTTGCAATACCCATCTGGGTCATTTTTCATACCTCTAATCTCATTTGGGTCGGCATCTTTTCTAAATATTGTTTCATCATTTTCATCATGGAATGCTACCGCCCAAAATTCGTAATCATCCTCAGGTACTTGAGTGTACCCAATATCAATACAATGTTTAAAAATTGAAGCGAATGAATTCATCCATTCTTCTTCTGTTTCATAGTTATATGTGTTTGGAGGATATTTTTTATCAATTGTTTCTTGTTGAATTGCTCTTTTTGAAAAAAGTAATCCTGAGTATTTTTCATAATCTCTTAGACTTCTTTCAGGACCAAACCCAAAGATTCCATGGTCCATTGGCTCCTCGCCGTCCATTCCAAATAAAGCCCTATTCTTTTTATGACTATAGTTATTTTTATCTACCCATTGTTTATCATCGTCCCACTGTTTTGTTCTTCCTTTGCGAGTATATTCATGCCAAATAAGAACCTTGTGAGGGTGGAATAAATCATATCCCCAAGTGTAAGCTCTTGCCGCGATTGAGATTTCTTCTCCGTGGAAATAGTAATCGGGGTCGTGTTGTACTTCTTTTGCAAATTGACCTAAAGTAAAGCAATAGTGAGCTGAATAAAATCTTGCAGTTACTGGTTCAGTCAAATCTTGCCAACCTGGTATTGTCTCAGGTAAAAAGAATACGGCACCTTCAGGTATAAATCTATCAAACACCATTCTCCATGGGTCTCTAACTCTTGCTGCTGGGTCGTTATCAGGGTCAAATGATGACACATATCCTGTTAACAAGGGCTTTTTATATCCTTTTTCTTGTAAGTCTGTAATCATTTTAATCATTTCAATATCCCAATCCTTTTCGAATCTCATGTGAGAGTCAATCTGAAGCGTATATTCTTCATCTTTGTAAACTTGTTGAATTTGGTTTCTTGCCCAGCAAGCACCCTTTGCATCAGAATACAAAATGTTTAAAACTCTAAATCTTTCATCACCTTCGTACTTAGATAAATCATCAAATTTATCATCAGGATGATATTGTCTTGCAATACCAAATACTAAATTTTCGGGATGTTTTGCGTTTTCTAATGCCGACTCTACTGTCGGAACTAATTGTGGGTCTCTGTAAGAGGCAACTTGAATAAAAATTTTCATGAAATTAATGTAATTTCAAAAAAGATATTGCCAAAATACAATAATATAAATAGAAATGTGTTAATTATTAAAACAGATTTGGTACAAATTCTGTGTTGTTATCAATCAAAAGTGAGGAGCCCGCATTTGATAAAAATGAAAATTGACATGTACTACTATCGGGTGCATTTAGAGGTTCACCTAAATTTACCCCGCATTGAATTGGTGGGCGAACAAAGTTGGAGTCTGTGGGTAATAAAAATACCATTTCTGGGTCTCCAACTAAATCATATCTTACTATCTGTCCCGCCCCACTTTGTGATGAATATATGCCCCCATAAAATTGCCACAAGGCGACAGGTCCACAACAAATTGTTGTTACAAATTCTCTATATCCGGTCGAGTAAACATACTGTTCCATAATTTTATAATTACCGTTTTGACTAGACATTATAAGTTTCCCTGTATTTGTATACATTAGGTCTCCATCAATGTCAGAGTTCCCAAAAGAAATTTGAAACTTTAAAGTATCAATAGGATTTGGTAAAGAAGGGTCTATGTTAATTTCAACAATCCACTGTTCGTTACCTATTTTTTTTGTTGTTACTAAAGTAGTGTTATTAATATATGTTAATGATGTTCCATAATTTGTTCCTGTTAAAATAATTTCCCTATTTAATTGATTATCGTAATTTGAATTTAAAATAAGATATTCTTTTATTTTCGCTTCAGTACTTCTTTTAGTCCAAATAAAACCAGTATTTGAATTATTGTTATAATAATGGGCCAAACCTGTTAATTGATTACCTAATATATTTAAATGAGTTACAGTATTAGATAAAAAATCATATTTATAAACCCCATTTGATAATGTAGAATTATTCTGTGTAAGAATTCCTGATAATAAAATAGAAGGTGTTGTGAAATCACAAGGAATTTCTGATAGATTATCTAATCTAAAACATGTTTTACATACTGTCCCATCAATTTTAGTTACACCTATCACTATAATACCGTATTGAAAATTAGAAGATGGGGACGTATAAGTTCCTGTATTGGCTTCCACCTCGAAAAGTTGTTGAATTGAGCTAACGGAATCATAAAATAATAGAGAAGATGTGCTGTTATTTACAACTATCAAAGATTCTCCAGTATTTGTTTTTGACATCTGTAATCCATCTAACGACCCACATCCGGTCTCGCAATCAACAAAAGTATTAAACACATCTTTACATACTCTACAAGTACTGAAATATTCTAAATTAGTTGGAACTACTCCAACAATTGACTCCTCAAAACTTGATGATGGGAATTGTCCCACTTGACCTGATAATACAGTACCAATTAAAGCGGTACTCGTTTTTGTAAAAACGTTCAAATCATATTCCGTATTATTTTGAACCATTACTGTATCAAAATCTTGTGAAACTGTAAAATCATCTATAATTGGGCAAACTTGGTTTGGTACAAAGTGAGAGTTATTGTTCATTAACAATGAAGATGCTCCATAAGACATAAAATCATAATTGTTACAATTATTAGTCGTACAAAACGGTAGTTCGCTTGGTCCTATTGTTGGTCCACATATTATATTTGGACAAATTATCGTGTCATCTGCAGTAGTTAAATTGTAAGAAACTCTCACTGGCGCTGTCTGTATTGAAATAATTTCACCTTCTCTTTGTAATAAACTTGCCGGTTGTAGAGAAACCACAGAGTCAAATTCTAATTCTCCTGTTCCATAATTATACTGCTGTAAAGTAACAACACCAACTCCATTGGTCCATATAAATCTTTCGGTATTTGTGTACATTAAATCAGTAAGTACTGTGTCGTCATTCGAATTGGTATTCGTAATTCTAAATTTAAGAGTGGTTATAGGATTAATATTTAATTCCGTAATATCAATTTCCGCAACCCATCTTTCTCCATTTACAAGTATTGTTTTTATAAGTGTAGTTTCATTTTTAAATGTTAAATTACGACCATATCCACTACCAGTTAAAGTTATAATCCTATTTAATTCGTTTTCTAAGTTAGAATTTAATATGTTATATTCGAATATCGTTCCTCCATTAGATAACCATATTTTACCCGTATTTGTTGAGAAATCATATGTATGGGAAACTCCTGCGAATGAACCAACTATACCAAGATATGACATTTCATTGGATAAATAATTGTATTTAAAAATACCACTTTGAGATGTTAAATCAGGAAAAGTCTTACGTCCTGAAACCAATATAATATTTTGTCCATCATCAAAAGTTTTTGTAGGTGTCGGAGTTTGAGTATTTGTTACCGTAGGTGTTGGACTTAATGGTAATTCAGGACAAACCCTTAATCCTCCAACTTGTTGACAAATTCCGCCGTCGTATGAGACTAATATATTATCACCAACAACCGTTTCGTTTATTATACAATCTCTAATTACTTCATTAGGATTTAAAGTTCTTCCCACTAATACTGGTTCTGATTGGATGTAACCGCAATATTGATATGTTATTGTATTGGATGAACTTGATAAGTTTGTTATTGTTGTACACCTACATAAACTTGTTGGAGTTATTGTTTGTGTTGGAGTTTGTGTCACAGTTGGTGTTGATGTTGGGGTCGGTAAATTATTAGGAGGTATACTTACGTCGTTACAGTTCATATTGTCATTTGAGACGGCAATAATAAAATTACCGTCAGCTGGTGGTGATGCTACTGACAATGGAGGACATCCTGCCCCCCATATATTTACTGAACCACCTTGATTTGTACATCCATAATAAACACCTGATAAATACAAGTAACTATCTTGAGGTGTAAACACCATTCTACCGTGAGTGTGAATTGCATTTAAAGTACCGTTATATGTCCATATTGCTCCGGGGTACCCTATAAATCCACCGCCAGGATTTGTACCTCCTAATTGACCAGAGAAATACTCTAATTCTCCGGTTTCATAATCAAATTGCGCGATTGCTCCTGCCGCTTGGTATGGCATTAAGAATATTAATTTTCCTTGAGTATTATAAATCAATCCTCCATTTCCCGCATAAAATCCTTGTGTAAATAATGTAAACGGAATTTGAAATTTAGGTATTAGTACTGGTGAGGGGCCAGATATGTCAATTTCTATAACTTGAGCATTGTTTGTATTACCTGTAATGGTAATTAAAGTCGTGAAGTTTTTAAGAGCCAATCTGTCTCCAGGACAATCGTAGGTATCTACTAAAGTTGCTTCATAATTGACACCTAAAGTAAACTCATACAATTTATTATTAAAGTTTTTAATCCACATCATACCTGTTTGGGTATTTGTGTCATAATAGTGTGCCAATCCAGTACTACCACTTTGTTGACTATATGCACTTGACTGACCTACTGTATTACGTGTGATTAAATTAGTATCAAACCCATTTAACGTAATAGCACTAATTACTGTGTTTGTTTGTGTGTTGTATAAATAAACACCCGATGACAAATCATTAATTTCATAATCATTCCATCCTGATGGATTTGTAGTTAAGGCTAATGATAAACAATTAGTATATTGAGTTGTTGTTGGAGTTGTTGTTGGAGTTGTTGTAGTGGTTTTAGTGACAGTTTGAGTGTTTGTTGGTGTTTGTGTATACGTTGGGGTTATCGTTTGAGTTTGAGTGTTTGTTGGTGTTACTGTGTTTGTGGGGGTTTTTGTCACACTTGGTGTATTTGTATTGGTTGGCGTTAATGACAAAGTTGGGGTTGGGGTCTTAGTTGGGGTTGGGGTTGGGGGTTGTGTTAAAGTAATACAGTCATTAAATGAATTACAAAATCCATAGGTAGTAACTAAAGTATTAGGTGTGTTTGCAGTATATTCATTCAACCTAACACATTCTGTAAAACTTTGTCTATTCTGTAATGTCAGCTTTCTCAAGGCACCTGAACAATCTCTATAAGTAATCTTTGATGTGCCTCCTAAGAAAGAATTATACGAAAATTCAGTACATCTACATTTAGTGTTAACAGGTTCAACTGTGGGTATTTGGAATTTGTGAGTTAAATTGTAATCAGGAAAGAATAAAGTGTAGTTTCCGTCAAAAGTCTCATTAATAAAATTATATGGTAAGGTTACATTTTCAAAAAATTGTTGACTCCCAATCAGAGGATTAAATGTAATATTAACACTTTCTCCACTATAATTTGAAGATAATATTTGAAGTACCTTAGCCATTTTTAATAAGTATAATCAGGATTCGAATATGTGAGCGAACCATTTGTATATGTGAGAGCAGTTGTATTAAAATTAAAATTATAATTTTGGAAACTACCACCCGTGTGTGCTGGAATCCAATTTGTTATTGGAGCAACTAATACTTTAAAACTTGTAATATCATTTTCATCAGTCAGTTCTAATCTCCAAGCTCCTGAATATTGGACATATCCAAATCCGCCCAACGAATATAAAGTACCCGCCTCATAATCCCCTTTGTATGGACATGTACGTCCTGTTAATGATGAAATCAATACGTTGTTTCCCGAATAAACATAAGTTTCATTTTGGAACTGCCAATTGGTTATGTAATCCCATGTTGTATTTGCCGTAAATGGTAAATTTTCAAGTGTTGCGTATTTTCCTTTTTTGAAGGGATAATTAACTTTGGAGCCTGTATTTGTTGTAAAATCTAAGTTGGTTGATGGTGATAATGAACTAAAGTTCACTAAATCCACATTGTTTGTTACATAAGTTACGCAAGTTGGTGTACAACTATTAAAATCTATATTAGAAATAATTGTAGGCATAGTTACAGTCATATAGAAAGGTCCAGTACCTCCCGTTGTAACAATACTTGAGTTGTGTAATGTATATTCTTGAAAACTAGTTGTGTCCCCACATTGTTCATTAACATCTGATGGAACTGGAACTACTAAATTAAAAAACTTATAATATTCTAATTGGGTATTATCACTAACAACTTCACCTAAACAATTCATCACAAATAAATAAGTACTGTAATAATGTTGTAAGTCTAAAAGTAAGTTGAATTCAAATTCGATAAATCCTTCTGTCCCAACTATCGATTTCGTAAAAGTGTACGTACCCCCTGAAGAACCACAATTATTTCCCAAAAATAAACACAACTCTTGATTACATGTTTCGTTATAAAATGCGTAAGTACCTTGATTAAAAATTGTGTTTAATGTTGACCAATCAGTATTGGGAGTAAACTCATTATAAAAATATTTTCCGATGTCTGTATTAATCAGTTGTTCATCTGAACAACCACTTATTTGCATAAATATTTGAGCTCTACCACAAGTTAATAAACTAACTTCAACACTCGATAGGTCAATTTTAGGACTGCTATTTTGAAATTGGTCATAACAAGTTTCACAATTGAAAGTTTCGAGACAGGTAAAATAAAAATCCCATTCAGTATTAAAAAAAGTCTGGTTTGGAATTATCTCAATTAAAATATAATCGTTTTCATTTATTGTTAGCCCTGTTAGACAAGTAACTTTTTTTATTGGTCCATTAACTCCTATAATTTTCGGGTTAGTATTTACCCCAACATTACTCGTACCGGCATTTGTACCAATTCTCACATTTTCTATTATTAAAGGTATGTTTCCGTATTCTGAACCATAAAAAGTTAATTTGAGTGTATCGTACACTTGGAATCCCCTAAATTCCCAAGCCAAATAATTTGTATTGGATGATAATACAAATGTTGCAGACAATGAAAGTGGAGGGGTATTTACCGAAGCATTTGTAAAAAAATAACGATGAGAATAATCACCACCAAGATTACCGTTATCACAACGAAGTGGCTCAACTGTTACTTGGGTTGATTCAAAACAATTAAGGTTGGCTTCAAAAGTACCGGGAGCTCCTGTGGAACTGTATGAAACTCCATTAACAATAACTCTGTCTATTACTGGAGTATATATACCTGAGTTAATTAAAACTGCGGAAGAACCAGTTAATGGATGAGTCCAATCCCATCCAATATTTGAAAATGCCGTACCGTATCCTGATGTAAACGCAACGTTAGTACTTTCCTCAGTGGGCCCATACCAATTAATAACATAGTCACTAATATCATCATCACAAGTTCCAACTAAGTTCCCTGCAACAATTTGACTTACAGTCTGAGTTTGATAAGTATCGAAAGTAAAATTACAAGTATCACATAAATTACTAGATGATAAAATTATATCTACGCAACAATTTGTCAATGGGTCAATAATTCTTACAGTAGTTGTTCCGTCAGGAATATTCTCCATGATATATGGACAATTTTCACTAAATAAATTTTCAGTTGATTCTGAACCAAAAGAAGTTATATAGTTATCAATATTAGAATAAAAATACAAAGTAGGCCCAAGTTCTGTACTTCCATTATTTGTTAAACATGTTGTTGCTGAAAATGACATTTTTTTATTTTTTTTATGTTGATAGTACGTAAACTGAGTCAGTGTTAAATCCTACATATAGTACTGATTTAATATTACTATAATGCATAAATACCTCTTCACTACCACTGTAAATATTATCTGTAAAATCAATAATTGTATTTGTTTGACAATCTATTGTTATGATACCAAATACTAATGTATCGGAATTAACAACCGAAACATACATATAATCTTTATCAGGGTTGTATTCCAAATTAGAAGCGTAATTAGATGTAGAGCCACTATATCCTTGTATATCTATTTCTGTAACCTTTGTATTATTATCAATATCCCAAACTTGGACGCTAATAAATTGTGTTAAAATATAAATAAGATTGCTATTTGTATTGAAAGCAACACGTTTAAATGCGGCGTCGTATGTTATATTTAAAGTACTAGCCGTTATTCCACTTAAAATATCAATTTTTGTCGCCTTTGTGCCTGAACCTACAACGTAGCAGAAACCATTATTTAATGATGTAATTCCACCCTTATAACAATCAACATTATTTAAATTATAAGTTACAATATCGGATGCGGAGTCTATAATTGAAATTCCATCTTCTACATATGTTGATGAAACCGCAATTAAATTATTATTTTGGTCTGCCGCCATTCCAAAAGAATCTCCACTTATTTGAATTTCGTAAACTCCGTAATTGTTTATATCTATTGAATAAACAGTATTCACATCTGATTGTCCTACATAAATTTTTTGAGTACTTTCTATAAATCTTGTTTGGGTAAAATCAACACCAAGACCTCCACCTAAAGCGACTGACGCAAATTCTGTTACCTCTTCCTTTGTTTCAGAATTTAAAACTCTGGTACTTGCACTTGTGAATATATATAAATTTTGATTTACGTTTTCATCGATTACACCTCTAATTTTATTACCAAGTGGGTCCGTAATTTCATCTATTATCATCAGTGTAGGGAAAGAACATGGTACTGCTTCAACTACAATACAATTTAGAATTTTTATAATTACAAATTCATTGTTTAAAATATTTAAAGGGTTTGCATTTTGAAGACTAGCACTTGGGTCTACTGGTGTGTAAAGACCGTAGAAATTTCCAACATTTACACATTGACAGTCTGTACCTGTAAGAGCATAAACTCTCTCACCTACGGGATTACCACTAGTCCAAGCATCGTTAAGTATAATTTTGTATGTAGCAGATGCAATGGAAGGTAAAGGATTACCTCCTTGGGTATCCACAACTAAACCATTAAATAATTCACAAACTATATTAGCATTAGTCTGAAACAACCAAGAATATGGTGTAGGTGGGTCTGTTCTAAAACTTGTGTATCCAATTACCATTGATAAATTCGTTAACCCTTCAGGTCTTGCACAAGTTTGGGTTGGTGTCTGTGTTATTGTTGGAGTCATTGTATTAGTTGGAGTTGGTGTTGGCGAAGGTTGTGGTTGTATAAATTCTACAGGTAAACAACCAACGTTATATCTTTGGGACGCTCCATAAATTTCAGGGCCAAGTGTAAAGTTTGGATTTCCGTAAAAAGTCAAAGGAGAATATGGGTCATTAAGAGGTATTGTATAAAGGTCCCCTTTACCAATTATAATCTGACTTGAATTTTCTAAAATTATAAATCTATTAATACTAATGTTTGGTTGTACCGCAACCAATGCATCCGTTTCGAGGTCACCCGTTAAATAATTATATTGTGTAATATAATAATAATCAGGAGTGTCGTTCAGTGTGTTTGAAACAATCAATTTGTTATTATCATTAATTAAGAAATTGGAACCGTTTGAAACTTTTCTATTTTCACCCAAACAGAATTTAAAAGTTGTTGTAATATTTGATGGGTCAGTAATGTCAATTTCAATAAAACACGATTGAGTTGAGCCTGTGGTGACAACCAATGTAGTGTTATTCAATGCAAAAATACCAAATCCTATTGAAAAATCTAACTCAATATCTTGAAGGTAATTTGCATTAAATGATGGTATAACTATGTCCCAAACTCTTATACTAGTAAATCCACCACCTACAAAACTATGTTGAGCAAATAATTTATTATTAGTATGAGTTAAATCTGCCGCCGAAACAGATAAATTAGGTATATTGAGTTGTACTGAAGTGTTTGGTGAATAGAAATCATATTTATAAATTGCAGATTCTGCTCTTAATAAAACCTCACAACTTTGATTTGTAGTAAATCCTGTACCCGTCAAATCACAATCTAAACATTCCCTTTGTCTTGTTGGTGTATTTGTCATAGTAGGTGTTGGTGTTGGCGTTGGCCCAACACAATTACAACCTAATGAACCTCCATTATTACCAAATCCATTCAATACAACTACAGTGAATGCACAAAGATTTGTACCATATATTTGAGAATATTGTGTTATTGGTGGGATGTATATAGTTCCTGATGAGCCATCACAATAGCTTACTAAAAATGTTGTACCCGTGACTAAACTACCTCCACCGTATGGATTCCAAGTATTACAACATTTAGTTGGAGTTACTGTTGGGGTATTGGTGTTTGTAGGAGTTTTTGTAGGAGTTGTTGTTTTAGTTGGGGTAATTGTAGGTGTTGGCGTTTGTGATAGTTGAGGTATTAATCTAAAAGTATTTCTGAAACATTCAGTTAATTGAGATGTTCCTTTTATTCTAGGATTTATATTATTTGAAAAAGAAATATTGTAGGGGTAAATTGTATTCATTTGATACGACTGTCCTACATTATTATAATTTACAACATAGATACTGTTATTGTGCGAATATAACCCAGCCGGAGAATCAACCGAATTGGATATATTTATTTCAACCTCGGGCAGTAGTGTACTATAATCGTATTGTGTTATGAATGTATTACCATTGATGTCTCCATTTGTAATTAATAATCTACCATCATTATTATAAGAAATATCTCCTGAAACTGTTCTACCTAATGGTAAGAAGATTATAATTTGAGGATTACCAATGTTATCAGAACTAGTTATGTCTAATTTTATTATTTGATTAGGTTGGTTTGGAATGTCTGTATTTCTTGGTAATATTAAAGTACCACTATCAATTACCGCAAGTCCGTCCCCGTTGTTAGGATAAGGTATTGTAATATATCTTGAGAATTGAGCCGAAAATGGATTTAATGTAATAACCCACTCTTGTATTGAACCGAGTCCTAACAACCAAAGTGTGTCTTCAGTGTGTGCAATATCCAAACTATAACCAACAAGACTTTCATCCAAAAAGAATGATGTTAAATTTATTGATTGGAAGTTCTCGGGATTATAAACATATACTTGATTACTTCTTGTTACATAAAAAACGTGGCATCTATTAATATTTGGAACTCTTGTTGGGGTCATTGTTGGTGTCGGAGTCCTCGTCGGTTTTGGAGTTTTGGGAGGTGTATCGGTTGGGGTATTAGTTGGTGTCAAGGTAGGAGTTCTTGTAGGGGTCGCAGTATTTGTAGGAGTTGGGGTTGGGGTTGTGCAACTTCCTCCATTACAAGGACCTAACAAACTAACAACCACAAATGATGATTGGGTACCCGTCAATGAAACACATAAAGGTAAAGTGTCGTTAGGGTCTACTGATGTTTGTGTAAATTGACCTGAACAGTTATAATATTCTATTTTTCCATCTTTTTGACTGTCCGTATTTCTATAATTGTAACAAAAACAAACGGATGTTGGTGTTGGGGTGGATGTTTTGGTTGGTGTAGGTGTTTGAGTTACATTAGACCTTGTTTTAGTTGGTGTAATTGTATTTGTTGGTGTAGGGGTCGGGGATGGACAAGGTATGGAAAATTCACAAGTTTCATTATATTCCTCAAAATATAAAGTATAAGTTCCATAGATATAATCGGCTTCATAGTTATATGGTATTGTAACATAACCTATTGTTATAGTACCTCCAGTACACGGATAAAATGTTACTAAAGCTAACTGACCGTCAAAATTTTCGGATGATATTAGAACTACTTCTGGCATCTTTTTATGAATAAATATCGGATAATTTTTTTATTTCTAAATAAGAATCAATTATAATAGTTTAAGTTGGGCATGCAACCTCAAGTAATGTAATAGTACTATAACATGTATAACAAAATCCTAATTGGAATCCTGCGGGTTGAATCACAATTATATCATTTGGGAAGAAGAACAATGGATAATCATAAGTAGCCGATGGAGCCGCCTCAAATAATTGGAAATATGTGTTTACATCGTCAAATGCCAATAGGTAAGTTGGTCCTGGATTATAGAATCTTAACATTGTTCCATTATCAACTATTGATAATTCTACCTCCCCATTAAAAGGACATCCTGTTTCACAATCACCAACAAACCCCTCATATGTAAAACAAGTTTTACAATTTCCAGTGTAATCGTAACCTTCAGGTAGAACAACTATGGCTTGGTCAGGGAAAGTGCTCTGATTAAATTGTTGACTACTTCCTATTGTCAAAGTTGTTAAGTAAGTTGACTCATTGGTATAAATGTCGAGATTATAAAGTGAAGTGTTTGTAACAGTTAAATTAACCCCCAAAGAAGCCGCAATTTCTACCGTTGGACAAGAAGGTGTTCCTCCCGAGGTTGGAGTTGGTGTATTGGTTTGAGTTGGAGTTTTTGTCTGAGTTTGAGTTGGTGTAGGTGTTTTTGTATTGGTTGGAGTGATTGATGACGTTATTGTATTAGTTGGAGTTACTGTAGGTGTTATTGTATTAGTAGGGGTCACCGTGTTTGTTGGCGTTGGCGTTGGTGTTGAGCAATTATCAGTACGTATACTATAAGCCGATGAAATAAGTTTAGGATATTCATTAACTATTTCATAACCATAAGGTTCTGCCAATATTAATTTAATTATGCTTGATGTTTGTCCGGGATTTTGTCTAGTGATATATATGTCACCGTTATATTCGAACATTCCTATTATATTTCCACTACAAGGGTTTGAAGGGTTTGAAGGTGGGATGAGTATATTAAATAACGGGGTATCATTCCCAACAAAGTAATCGTACACATAGACAATTAACTCACAAGTATTAAAATCTTTTGTGTTTATTAGTATTGTATTATTAGACCTCAAATACACATCAGAGGCAATTTTATTAGGGGGTAAGTCAATTATTGGAGTAATTGAAAGTATGTCAGATGAAATATCTAACTCTATAATTTGTTCGCAGGTATTATTAAGACCGTTTCTATCAGTGGTTATCAAGGTAGTGGAATTTTTGACGGCCAATGAGTTACCAAACCTAAATAATTGACCCGGTGGATAGACGTTGGGGTCTACAATATCCCTAGAAAAACTAGCTGACCAAGGAGATAGTGTAATATTCCATTCTCTAATACCAATTTGAGATAATTGTTCTTCAAGATTTAAATCAGGCTGACACATCCATAATTTAGTTTGACTAAATGCGTTCCCTCTCCATAATACGTAATCAGGATTAGGATACCAATCAGAAACACTTAAAAATTGTGAACTGTTAGATTCTAAAAAATATTGAGATAAATCATTAGTATTATTTACAACAATTGATGGATTTTCGTTAATTAATATTATCTCACAAGGAACCTTTGTTGGTGTAACTGTCGATGTTACTGTAGGTGTTGCGGTATTAGTAGGAGTTGGTGTTGGTGTTGCAGGACAAGCATAATCACCAAATTCATTTATTGCCACACATTTTTGGCTTGTAGTAACTACCACATTTTCATCAGGATATAAAGTATATTCCCCATTGTAAACACATAAGTCAATAAAATTATTTGGAGAATATTGTATTCCAATAACTTCCGCATATACTTCGATGTTTTGACAATCTTTATATTTTATGAAAACCGCAAAGTCATTGAAATTTGTAAATGTTGTACAACAACATTCATCAGGTCCACAACCATAAGATTCTCTTGTAGGTGTTTGTGTTGTGGTGTTTGTTGGTGTTTGTGTTGTGGTGTTTGTTGGAGTTTGCGATAAAGTTTGAGAAGGTGTAGGCGTATTAGTTGTGGTAGGAGTTTGGGTTGGAGTTTGAGTTTGTGTCGATGTTGGTGTTGGTGTTGGAGTTTGTGTTGGACAAATAATTGAATTTCCTGATAAGCAATTTAGACAATCGATTTGACTTATGAATGTATCTCCGACATTATATGGGAAATTATTTGATGAGTTACTTATTGCTGTTGTGAAAGTCGCACATCCCGAAAAATTAAAAGTATTCACGAAATATACTACTGAATTAGTTAATCCAGTATAAATCGACGAAGGCATATTAAATATTTGGAAAGTATTATTAGGTGAACAACAATCAATAAAGAATGCATTTTCTTCAGGGAATCCTGTAGGGGTATTTGTTTGAGTTCGAGTATTAGTTGGTGTGTTAGTTTTAGTTTGTGTATTGGTTGGAGTTGAAGTTGGAGTTGGAGTTTTAGTTTGTGTATTAGTCGGAGTTGGAGTTGGAGTTGTTGTTTTTGTTTGTGTTTGCGTAGATGTGACAGTTTTAGTTGGGGTGATAGTGTTTGTAGGTGTTTTTGTGGTAGTTGGGGTTTTAGTAACTGTCTTTGTAGGTGTAATGGTTGAAGTATTTGTTATTGTAGGAGTTGGAGTTGGGCAATTGTTAATAACTTGAAAACAATTAAAATTGCATGGGTTAAAGGTGTATCCGTCGGGACATAAATATCCATTTTCAAGGGGTTGACCTGAGATATTTTGAACTGTTGTTGAAATAGTTTGACCACTAGATGAATAAATTATGTTTAAATCTGAAAGTTCCGTTGCGGTTAAAAGTTCCTCTATTGTATTATTATAAATTTCAAATCCAAAAATAGCTCCAGAGGGCCCTTGATTGGGGTCCTCCGTCAGTAATACATCTCTATTTAAACCATAAATGTCAATAATGTGTTCCCCAATTGTTAAATATACTGGATAAACGTGCCAAAATTGAAAAGAAACATTTTTAGTTGGTTCATATACTGGAGTTGTTCCGCCATCGTATATACCATCTACGGTATTAATAAATTCAACACCGTCAACTACAAGTCTAAAATTATTGTCAGCTCCAAGACCAACCCAATATGTTTTTGTCTCAGGAGCATTAATACATAAACTGAATCCTAACCATGTGTCAAGTGGGAAATTATAAGAGTCTACCGCCCATAAACCACATCTATTAAGAGGACCATTAAGATAGTTACTACTTCTCCAAACAACATCTGTTGTGAGAACAGCTAAATATATGTTATCAGGACTTGTTCCGTCGAGATTAAACGGGTCATGGAATATAGTCCCATTCATAGTATAAACCTCACTACCGTTATTTTCTGAAGAAACCTCAAAAACCATTTCTGGTGATGGTGGAATTGCGTTAATGGTTATGGTTGTTAAACAATTTGTTGTGGGTGTATTAGTTGGGGTCACTGTTGTTGTAATAGTAGGAGTTGGAGTTGGGGTTATACAAATATTAGTTTTCACACTGTATCCTGCCGACCATCTACCTGTTTCAGTAAATGTGTTTACTGAAACATAACCATAAGGAGGTGTTAGTATTAACTTTAATACATCCGAAGATTGACTCGATAGTCCATTTCTTGTGACATAAACATCTCCGTTATATTCAAACATTGCGGTTAAAGCCCCATTACATGGGTTAGGAGAAATATTAGGGATTGTTATTGAAAATAATGGCACATCATTTCCAACTCCGTAATTGTAGGCATAAACTATATACTCACATGGTGAATTATAATCTCTTGTGTTAACTAATACCGTATTATCATTTCTTAAAATTAAATCATAACCGTCTTTACCTAATGGTAAATTAATTATCGGAGTAATACCTACAGTATTAGTTGTTATATCTAATTCTATGATTTTTACCGGTGTTACAGAATCAAAGTAACCTGTTGTGGTTATTAAAACATTTTCATTTTTTATTGCTAAACCAGTGCCAAATCTAAATGCAGATAAAGCGCAGAAGGATGGAGGATAAACCGTGGTATCAATAATATTCCTACTAAATGTAATCGACCAAGGTGATAATGTTATATTGTATTCTATAACCGCTACTTGGGACAACTCTATATTTCTTTGTAACGTCCATAATTTAGTTGTATTTAATGCAAGTCCAGATTGTACTTGAATGTCAGTTGGTAAAGTTAAAGGAGTTAAAGTGTTAAATTGTACTGAATACCCAAAAAGTGTGGTTGGGTTTGTTCCTTTTAAAAGAAAAACATTATCGACCTCACACGATGTTGTGGTTGGTGTATTTGTAGGGGTCGTTGTATTTGTAGGAGTTGGAGTTGGGCTTGGGGGTGGTCCGTAAAAAAAGAATTCACTACATGAGGTAAATTGAGCTTCTTGATTAATCCAATATTCACTTTCAAAAGAACTAACTAAGTTTATGGAGTGAGGGAAATTGGAATCTACGCTATAGACATTATATAGATTACCACTTTGATTTGATGATAAATATAATTGTCCTTCTGATATGAACATTACTGTTGTATTTTCACCTGCCCCAATATCACTTTGGTCAAATGAAAATTCATAATCCAAAAAAGTATTTTCAGGAGTCCCATCTGTAACCCACTGTTGTAAAATATATAAAACACCAAAAGGACCACCAGTTCCCAAAATAAACAATACATTATTCGATGCAAGAACCATCGACACTGGAATTATTGACGGAATTAAAGTTAAAAATGTTTCATTTCCACTTAAATCTAAAGTCAGTAAAGCGGATAAACCGTTTAAATCATAACCATTTGCACAATAAATAACACCTTCACCATTACTCAATGATTCCATTGTTTGTACAAAAGTGGCAAAAGTTGGGAATGGAGGTTGAGGGAAATTTACTATAGTTGGACCACCTACAATTTGGTTTGTAAAAAAGTTTGCATTGTAAATATAAAGTTGGTTAGTTTGAGTCGGAAATAAATAATTTAAGAAAAATAAATTACTAACATTTGAAGCCGCAATATTTCTAAGAAAACCTCCCGAAGGGTTGGTATTAATAAATGAAGTTAGTTCTCCATCGAATAATTCATAATTATAAACATCATTACTAATTACGCTAGCAAAATAAATTCTACATGGTATACAATCAATAATAGATGAACAAGAGCTTCCCGTAACAACGGTAAAGAACTGACTAATTATTGGGGTAGATGGAGATATTAAAACACAGTCTGTTTCTGTATACCCAATTTGAGTAGTCGGACCTATGACTTGTTGTACTCCACTTGAATCATAATATATTACATAACCTGGTTGAAATAATCCACTTCCAATATATGTAAATGTTGTGCAAACACCACTTAATGACGATATTTCAAATTCAATGTCACAGTTTATGTAAGTTATTGTAGTGCCCGTAACATCACATTCAGGTACAAAAATTGTTGTTCCTGAAATATCACAATCAGGTATATCTAAAAAGTTTGTATAAATATCTATGGGCGGAATATCAATAACTTTAGAAAAAGTTCTATCTAAACTTTTTATATAGAAAAAATAAGTACCGGCCTTTTGTTCAGTTGTATATTGAAATGGAAAAGTCCCTGAACCCAAATTAATTCTGTCAAATGAATCGTACTTAGAATATTGAACATCAATGGATTGACCAAAAAAATTAACACTTGTAAATATATAAGTAATCATGGTATTTCTTCAACTACAATATCATTTATGGTTCCACCCGTAGCACAATTAGGACATCTTGGGTCAAACATCTGAAACTTGGATTTTAAAATATCAAAGTTATGTACTATTTCAGCCGCGTTTAATGGCTCAACATACATTCTAAACTGAGAAATACCACCATCAAAAGTTCCGGCAAAGTTTGGTTCGATTAATATATTTGTTGTAAGTGCCGATAAACTTGTTCCTGATAAAGTTTGATTTGGCATGACCTCAGGGTCTTGCTGATATGGGGCGTCAAATGTGTAAGTAATTGGACCTGGTGTTGGTGGAGTAAATACAGGTAAAGTTTGTCCTGAAATAATTGAGAAGGAACAGGTATAATTAAATCCTGTAAAATCTAATTCATATGTACCGTAAAAGTAATCTGTGGAGTAGTCATATGGTATAACCTGTGAGCCAACATTTACAGTTCCTCCTGTATTAGGCAAAAATGTAATTACTGCTGTTTGTCCACTATAATTATTACTTCCAATCTTGACTGTTGCCGGCATCCAAAAACTTTATTTATAAATATTAAAGTTGTTGGAAGTATTTCCCAATTCTTTTACTTAATCTAATTCTTGGGTCATTTTCAGTTCTGTTTAAAATTTCATATGGTAAAACAAACCCAAAACTCAAAAAAATTCTTCTTGAATTAAACTCATTTGTCCAGTGTTTATATAGTGAAGCCTCAAATCCGTATAAATCAGTTTCTTGAATTTTAATCGATTCTTTATCCAAGAATAATTCATAGTCCTCTGATAAAACACTCACATTACATTTGTAATTAATATACCCATCAACCGACGCATCATAATGTGGATTTATTTTTCCACCTTTATTCATATCAACTGCCTGTAGGAAAATGTTGTCTTTTGGAAAATTAAACTCCTCAGATATTCTATCAATTATATTAAAAATAAAAGAGGGTAACCCCTCTTTTGATACATCAGATATTGACTGAAATTTTGTAATATAATTTGTTAAAGACGTGTTGGAAATATCAAAAATATAAGATTTACCATTAAGTGTCTTGGATAATTCTGTTAGGTGATGATTACTGTCATTACCACTATGATTAACAGAATCAATCCAATTTACTATTTGGTTTACTTCATCTTTTGAGATAAAATTTTTTTTTATCTTATAGGTTTCCGTATTTTCCAATTTTTTTCAAATTGTGTTTTGCCAAAAATTCCTTTGGGTTCATTGCCTCAATTATTGTTAGTTCGGCTGAGT